GTTCACTTATCATATCATTATTACTCTTAATTCCATCTTCCATATGGTTAAGTCTGTCTGGGCTTATTGAAGTAAATATATAGAAAAGAGGTGATTGAATGATAAGCGCTGTAATTATCGAGGGAGTAACATTCCCAGTAGCATATAACGGCTACACATACAGCAGAAATAAGATATGGTCTAAGAACACAGGAAGAAACGATTATGGAGAAATGGTAGGCACAATCGTGGCTATTAAAGACAAAGTAGAACTGCAATTACCGCCACTTACAGGCGAACAGGCATTGTTACTTGATAATGTGATTAGTGATGAAAATAACCCATTCCCGACAGCACAAGTCCTATTCTTAGGCGGTACACAAAAGGAAATGACAATATACACAGGAGATGTGACATATCCGTATCTCACAAGAGCAAAGAATGAGGATGGATTAATAGTCGGAGCAAAATTAAGTTTAATTCAGAAATAAGGAGATTAACTATGAAAATAACAGGAAATGAAGTTTTAGCACATTATGAAGCACTTGCAAGTGTAGCACAGCTTAAAATGGGTGGCAGATTAGCAGTTGCCATTATGTCTAATATTAAGGCATTAGAGCCACACTTTAAAGCGGTAGTAGAAACGATAGAAAAGATACGCGAGGAAAATAAAGATAACAACGATAAGATAAAATCAGAACTTGAAGAACTAGGAGAACAGGAAATAGAAGTATCTGAATACACAAAAGTTGATATAAGCGCATTTGATAGTTGCGAAGCCATTGAGCCAGCTAAGATTATCGCACTTAGCTTTATGATTAACAATTAATCAGCAGAAAGGAGCAACCTAATGAAAAATATTAATTGGGGTGCGGATTTCAATTTGCTGTATGCAAGATATTACAGCAAATATTTAGTTGACGGAAAAGAATACAATCAGACACTTAATGAGTTTAAGTACAGCAACATAATCAATCCGAACAATAGCATTTCCATAGGTAACACTTGCAGTAGTAGTGTTACCTTTTCTATTTATAATCCAGAAATCACGCTTGAAAATAAGGATATAACCATTTTTGAGGGTGTTAAGGGCGATAGCGGCATTGAGTATGTACAGATAGGCATATTTACTGTAACTAAAGAAGAAAGTAACGGCGAATACACTAAGTACACAGCTTATGACAAGATGTACAAAGCTGAAAAAGGTTATTTTTCAGCTTTGACTTATCCTAGTACGGATAAGGCTATTTTAGAGGAAATCTGTACAAAGTTAGGCATACAGTTAGCGACTAGCATAACAAACACACATACAATCATAGATAAGCCACAAGGTTATACAATGCGTGAAATGATTGGTTATATGGCTATGCTACAAGGTGGAAATGCGGCTATTAATTCTGACGGAAACCTTGAAATAAAGTGGTACAAAGATAGCGGTTATGTGCTTGACGGACATCAATGCTATCAGCAAGGGGTTACTTTTACCACTAGCAAAGATTTTACGATAAGAAAGCTGACTTGTAACAATACAAAGTCTGGTGATAAGGAAACTAGCACAATCACTAGCGGCAGTGGTACAACTGGACTTAGCTTTGCTAATCCATTTATGACACAAGCTAACTTAAATGAGATTTATAAAAAGATAGGCGGTTTTCAGTTCAGACCGCTCACAGTTAAGTTTTTAGGTGATTGGCGATTAGAGGTAGGCGACATTATAACTGTCAACAAAGGTGGCGTTGACTACAAAGTGCCTATAATGCAGATAACACACGAATGTGATGGCGGCTTAATGGACACAGTTACATCTATCGGACAATCTGACACAGAAAACAGTAATATTGCTAGCGGTCCGATAACAAAGCAAATGGAACGATACTACGCTGATTTAGTCTTAATCAACAAGGCAGTTATTGAAAATGCTGATATAACTAATGCCAATGTTGAGAACTTAAAGGCGCATCAAGCGTATATAGACCAATTAAAGGCTAATAAGATTGAAACTGTCACAGCAGAAATTGTTAATTTGACGGCAAGTAAAGCTACGATTAATGAAGCTAATATCGCTAAGTTGCAAGCAGATTATGCACAGGTAGGCGTGTTAAATGCAGATGTAGCAGACATCAAGACCTTAATGTTTGGTTCGGCGACAGGTAAAAGTTTAACAACAGAATTCGCCAATGCAGTCGTAAGTGTTATTGGCAATGCACAGATTAAGGATGCTATGATTGACAGCATAGCTGCGAGCAAGATTACAGCACTTGACCTTAATACCACCAAATTTAAGGTTCATAGCGAAAATGGAATGTCTTATTGGCAAGATAACACAATTATCATTAAAGATACTGACAGAATAAGAGTTCAAATAGGTAAAGACGCTAATTCAGACTACAATATGTACATTTGGGATAAAGCTGGCAATCTTATGTTTGATGCCTTAGGACTTACTGAAAAAGGTGTTACGAGGAAAGTTGTTCGTGATGATATTGTTCAAGATAATGCTAATATCAATGCAAGCAAGCTAGATATTGAAACGCTATTCAATGTTATCAATAACGATAACACACATACACTTAAGAGTAACAAAATTTATCTGGACAACGAGGGACAGACACTTAATGTCATTATGCAAGCTATAACAAGTGGTGCTGGCAAAGATTATACTCAATGGGGCGGTATGATGAAAGTTGCTAGTGATTTTATCACTAATAAATTGTGGTGGACTGAAAATGTTGACAACGAAAGCATTAAGACTAAGTTTTCTACTGTCAATCAGAAGTTAGATAGCTATGAAATCACGTTATCTGACTTATACCAACAAACGAACGATAATTTTATGGTGTATACAGTTACGGAAACGCCTACAAAAGATAATTATCCAGCTATGAACTGGTTCATACCCATATATCCGTCAGACGATTTATTTCCAAGTGATAATCTTACTTGGACTTACAGCAATGATGAATATGCTAAACATCGCGGAGCGATAGCATACAACGAAACAGCTCAAAAAACTTGGCGTTGGGCTAAAGATGATAAAGGTAATTGGGGTTGGAAAGAGGTATCTAACACACAATTAGCTTATATGCTTAATCAAAACGCTAGTCTTAAGATTAATCTTAATAGCATATCAACAGAATTAACACAGACAAAGAAAAATCTGACAGATAATTATAGTACAACAACTACTATGATTAACAAAATTACGCAGGAAATTAATGATAATGGTTCAAGTATTAGTTTGGCACTTAGTGGAACTTACGCTAAGTCAAGCGATTTAGAAAGTTATGCAACTAAAACAAGCCTTGATTTATATATCAAAAAAGACCCTAAAACAGGCGAGCTTAAGAGTGCTATCGAAGCTATTGCAGATACAATAAATATTACTGCAAGGGGTGGGCTTAATTTAAGTGGCAACAGGTTTACATTAAACAGCACGAACGCCAGCATTACAGCAGACGGAACTATAACTTGTAGCAATCTGATTGCCAACGGCGGAAACGTTGGCGGCTGGAAAGTGTCTAAAGATTCAATAAGTACAATATTTAAGCAGAATAATGACTTATTCAGAATTGCATTACAAATACCTGGTGATATTACACCATATGTTTTTTCGGTTTTTCACGGAACTGAAGATGAGGGATACAGCAAAAGCCCTAATTTTTATATAAGTCAAACTGGTAAACTATATGCAACTAACGCACAAATTACAGGAAGCGGCTATTTTTCGTCTGGCACGATTGGAGGCTGGGACATCAGCAAGTCTTCTATCTATAAAGATTACGGCAAATATAGAACTTATATACAGGCACCCGCTAATTCCGAAGCTTGGACATTCTCTTGCCAAGAAGAAAGAGATGGGGCATATTATGGTAATTGGTACGTTCGTGCGGATGGATATATGTATGCTTCTAAAGGTCAAATTGGCAATTTCTCAATTGATAATGGTATATTGTCGACATATCGAAATAATGGAATTAAAGGAATGTCGATAGACCAAAATTACATTAAATTCTATTCTTGGGTCGACGATTACGAAAATTATGTAGGTTCGATAACTACAACAAGATACTATACTAGCAATAATGAAGCAAGAAGAGCTTTAGTGCTCAATGCAGATTATGGAGATGTTGTCGGGATAAATTGCACTAAGAATAAAACAGAAAATACGGAATACGAATTCGTTATAAGAATAAACGACGATTTAAACAAATCATTAGAGTTTTTTTCACCCAATATTTCGATGAATGGCGGTTACCAAGACAATATTAAAAAACCAACGACACTTACAGTATATTGCTATAATCCAAATTCGGGAAAAGACACACAAAATGTCAGAATTACAAATACAGAGGACAGACACTACGAGAACTGCGAACTGTCAGTATATGGAAGTACATACATAGGATATGATTTGCGATGTTTCGGGTCAATTTATGGAACAATCGCTTCTGATTCAGACGAGAACGTAAAAAAAGATGTTCATTTATTGAATTCAGAAGACTCTTCTGAATTTATCTACAATTTAAAACCTTGCGAATTTAAAATGATTAACGGTACTTCTAATCGCTACCATCACGGATTTATTGCACAGCAGGTTAAAGAAACTATGAAAGATGACTGGGGATTATTTATCGATAAAAAGATTAATAATGATAACTACGAAACACAAGTCTCAGACGAAAACGGAAATACAACTAAAGAGCTAACAGCAAGATACGCATTACGCTATGATGAATTAATAGCGGATATAGTTGCGACTGTACAATCGCAGAATATGCGTATTAAAAAATTGGAAAAGCAATTAAGCAATTAAGGACATCTTCGGGTGTCCTTTTTAATGCGAATTAGGAGGTAAAACACAATGTTAGACATCAACTCATCAATTCAGAAGAACGGAACATTATCTGTTCAAAATTCAGACGGAACACTTAAACAGGTAGCTTATCTGTCAGCTACAATCAGCGAAAGCGGCACAGTTAGTATGTCAGCTAGCTTCAATGATTTTGCGGCATACTTGGCGAATGATATAGCACTAGACAGTGAGCTTAAGAGCTTTCTTGATGGCGTTAAAAACACTTACAAGGCAACATACAGCACAGAAGATAACACAGTTAGTTCAGATGCAACAGGAACAGTAGAAAGTGAGGTATTTTAATTATGATTAAATGTGGAGATTTTTCAGCGTGGAATGGTGTAGTTGACTGGAACAGAGTTAAGGCGGCAGGACTTACTCACGCTATTCTTAAGGTTATCAGACGTGATTTTGACCCAGATAAGCAGTTTGAAAACAACTGGAAAGGCTGTCAGTTAGCAGGTGTGCATATCTGCGGTGTATACAATTATGTTTACACACCGACAGTAGAAGAAGCGGTTGTAGCGGCTAAAAGGGTGTTAGAGGTGCTTGACGGACGCAAGGTAACTGTCTGGATGGACGTTGAAGATACTTGTATGCGAAACTTAGGTTCAGAGCTTATCGACATTATCAAGGCTTACAAAGAGGTTATTGAGGGTGCGGGATATGACTTCGGTGTATATACTGGCTTATCATTCTATGGCAGTTATATCAAACCATACACAAACCCTAGCGACTTAGATTGTCCGTTCTGGATAGCACGTTACTACTTAGGCTATGATGAAATGCAACTCAATGATGAAACTGACGCAGATAAAACACCTAACATTGACCATTACCTTGCAGGTTGGCAGTACACATCAAGCGGCGTTGTTGACGGAGTGGACGGAGTTTGCGACTTATCAGAATTCTATGGCTTTCATAATGAAGAAGATAATACAGAAGATAACAGCGAAGAAGATAACACAGAGGATAGCACAGATGAACACGTATATGCTACATATGCCGCTTATACAGACCGTTGGTGGGGTGAAGTAGAGGACAGAGAAGATTGGGCTGGTGCAGGTGACAATAAAGCTATCACAGCACTTATTATCAAGGTTAGCAGAGGTTCAGTTAAGTACAGAGTTCACTTAAAGGGCGGAGATTGGCTTCCTTATGTTACTGGCTTTAATTATGACGATTACGATAATGGCTATGCAGGTGACAAGAAGCACGAGATTGACGCAATAGAAATCATTTACTATACGCCAGAGGGTGAGCCTTGGAAGTATGCAAAGTATATGGTATCTGTATTTGACAACCGCAACTTCTATCCAGAGCAGATAGATGATGAAACATCTAACGGAATGGACGGATATGCAGGCGTTATGGGCAATGCAATCGACAAGTTCCAGTTAGTTGTCGAATAAAGTCGAAATAACACGACCGAAAGTATTTGAAATATACTAACGATAAATGTATAATAAACTTGTCTTTGAGAAAAGACCCTTAAACATTATCAAGTTCTGGCAGGCGATATTGTTTGATTGGCGTTGGCAATATCGCCGCTACACTTGACACGATAGAACGTGTGTTCTATAATAATTACATCGTCACAATAGTAAAAGAGGGGAAGTGCGAATGTGAATAACAATGATTACAAAAAGGAAATTATTGAAATGGTAGAAAATACCAACGATAATGCAGTATTAGAGTATATCTATAAAATAATAGCAGATATAAAGAAAACTAGTGCAACATAATGTTGCACTAGTACACTTGAAAGAATAAAAGATTTTATCGCAATTTAATAAATCGTGAGTATTAATTAAAGTTCATCATAAGCAAGTAGCCCAAGTTTAGTAATAGTTACATCTTCAAGGGTTTGGGTGATGTAACCTTTATTACTAAGCTCTCTCATAAATGGCAACATTGAAATCATATCAATGCCAAGGCAACTAGCAATGTCGGCATAGTTAGTGTTGCCATTTTTATCTCTTTTCTCTACTATAGTCTTTAAAAAATCCTTCGATTCAATCATTTATTACGACTCTCCTTTAAATAAATTAATTAAGCCGAGGACATATTCTTGCTGTTCGTCACTTAACTCGAAAAATGTTTTTAATGAGTGTAATAATCTTTTGTCATTTCTAATTTTAATCCACAAATCAGCTTGTTCAGATAAAATAAGCTGTTCTTCTTCGCCAGTTCTTAAATATTCGGCTGATACGCCTAAATATTCGGCAATTTTTCCCAACCTATCATCTGGCAATGTACCTTTACGCAACTGACCTATATATCCGTTAGCAAAACCACATTCTAATTCTAATTTATGTATTGAAATCTTCCTTTGTTTGCATAGGTCTTTTACTCTTTCTACCGTGTTCATTTGTGTTTTCCTCCATTTTTTAGAGTTTCGCCTAAAAAAGGTGTTGACAAATTAGAGAACACTCTATATAATAAGTTTAAAGGTTAGGGAAAAGCCTAAAAAATAAACTTAAAGGGAAGTGCTCTCAAAATATGTTTCTCGACAATTCATATATTAGAACTTTCTCTAAAGATTGTCAAGCTTTTCTCTAAATCTTTATTAAATAAAGAAAGGAGAAGTCTATGTTTTATCAAAATGTTGTCGCTTATTGCGAAGAAAACAATTTGTCAATACACGCATTTGAAAAAAAATGTGGTCTTGGTAATGGAGTTGTAGGCAGGTGGAAAGATAATAATTCTTTACCGGCGTTAACCACAGTACAAAAAATTGCAGAAGCAACAAAAATCCCAGTTGAAAAATGGATTAAGTAAAGAGGTATCAATGAAGAAATTAAGACTTTGTGACATAGCATTAATAACATCAATAATCGCTGTTATTATTGCAATATTGAATATTTCACTTACGATAATTGACTTATTATTTTGATAATAAGCAGAAAGGAGCAAGAATGAAAAAACCATCTGTTTCGGACGTTGCATTAGTACTTTCAACATTTGTTTTGCTGTTTCAGATTTTTTGCCATTTTATTTTGCCAAATCTTTGACAAAATCAATTATTTCTGAATGATGTACAGCAAATTCCATTAAAGCACAGATGATAGAAACAACCACAGAAAGGAGTAATATGAACGATTTACAGATTTTTAGCAATTCAGAGTTTGGAGAAATCCGAACTATTACTAAAGATGGTGAAGCTTTATTCTGCCTTGGAGATTTATGCAGAATATTAGAGCTTACAGCAAAGGGAGTAAAGCAGAGGCTTACTGACGAGGTAATTTCAAATTACCCCATCCCAGATTCGCTTGGAAGAATACAGAATACCATATTTGTCAATGAAGACGGTTTGTACGATGTAATTCTTGACAGCAGAAAAGAAAATGCGAGGAAGTTTCGTAAGTGGGTAACAAGTGAAGTGTTACCGTCAATCAGAAAAACAGGCAGTTATAGTATGCCAAAGACAACCGGCGGTCAGATACAGCTTTTAGCACAAGGCTATACAGAACTTGAACAGGCTGTTAACTCTATCAAAGAAGATATGACAGAGCTTAAGGATAACACACCTCTTTACGGCTGTGAGATTGATGAGGTCAAACAGCACGTTAATAGAAAAGGCGTAATTGTACTTGGTGGCAAGGATAGCGAAGCCTATAAGAACGGCAGTATTCGCAGTTCGGTATATTCTGACATATATAAGCAGTTAAAGCGTGAGTTTGGCTGTGTGACAACATATAAGAGCATAAGAAGAAAGTACATTGATAATGTACACAAGTTTATAGATGATTATGCGTTGCCTATGGCACTTGCTGAACAGGTAAAAGAAGCTAATGCACAGATAAGTATGAGTTTTTAAGAAAGGAGCAAGAGTTGGAAAGACTGATTAAAGAATTAATCGCAGTTGAGAAAAAGAGAAATTCCTTGCTTGCAGAACTGAATGAGAACTTAAAGAAACTGACAAGCAAGGAAGATAAGCATAGTGAGTATGAAACTGGTAAATCAGCACTTACTGATTGCTAAGCCAGTTATGGTAATGTTCCAGCATTTCCATAACACCAATTTCAACCCACGCACGTCTAATAAATTCGTGCTTTTCACCCTCATCAGCAAAGTTATTGCTATTAACACTTTTCATAACTTTTTGATGAATAGAAGAGTGGATGTTAGCACTATTTTCATTGACAAACTTTTTAAAATCATTGAAGTCTTTCAAGGTTTCACCTCTTTCCTATAAAAAGATAAGAGGATTATATCACAATTTTTAAAATAAGGAGAAGTTTATGGAAAAGGAAGTACAAGCAACGCCACAATATAGCATATCAGTAGAGGAACTGATTGCAGAAAGAAACAATTTAGAAGTCTCTATTGCAGCATACAAGAAAGCAAAGAGAGATAGCAGAATAGCTGAATATTTATGGATGTTATCAGCAATATTATTTATTGCGCAAATGATATTTCAGCTTATTAATTAGAAAGGAGTTTTAGCAGATTGATATTTATTATTTCTGAAAAAGGTGAAAGAGAGCAGATTAATGAGGTAGAAAAGCTTGAAATCCTGGCACACATTGGCAGAAGAACAAGTTACCTCTTAGGAAGAAATAAACATTGTGAACCATTAAGGAGCATAGTTACAAGAGATATTTTAGGGCAGTTAAAGCACGAATACGGGTGTGGTTTGAGTGAACTTAAAAAGAAGTACATAGCAGACACTCACGATTTTATCGACTGCTACGAACTGCCTACAATAATGAAAGAGAGATATAAGCTATGATACTAGGTTTTATAGCAGGAACAATATTCGGCATAATACTCACAGCAGTTTGTGCCGTTATCGCAACAATAAGAACTAATGCAGAAGAAAGGAAAGAACAGTATGAAACAGGTAAACGAGAAAGTAATAACAGTACAGGATTGTATTGATATGTACGAGAAAAAAGGAATGTATACAATACTTGATGGCGGTAGAGTTGCTGGATTTGTAGAAAAGAGAGAGGAGAACTAAAGATGAAAGAGAGAAATAACAATATTACAGTTTTTGGGTTAGTTGCGGAAGAGCCAGTTTTCAATCACGAATCAAACGGAGAGGACTTTTATAAGACTTTTATAACAGTTAGAAGAACTAGCGGAGCTTTTGATACACTGCCAGTTGTTATATCTGACAGAATTATTGATATGAAAGAAATTAAAGTAGGCGATTGCGTGATGATTACAGGACAGGTAAGAAGTCATAACCTGCACACAGAAGAAAAAAGTAAGTTAGAGCTTTTTATCTTTACTGAAATTATAGAGGTATATGAAAACGAGGCAGAACCACCTTTTAATAATGATGTAGTTCTTAGAGGTTTTATTTGCAAAGAACCTATATACAGGGTAACACCACTTGGAAGAGAAATAACAGATGTTCTCATAGCTATTAACAGAGCATATGGCAAGTCTGACTATATACCTTGCATAACTTGGGGCAGAACAGCTAAGTTCGTAGGTCACTTGCCAGTAGGAACACATATAGAAATGACAGGTAGGTTTCAGTCAAGACCTTATGCGAAGAAGATAAGCGAAGATGAAATTGAAAACAGAGTAGCTTACGAGGTATCAGTAGGCAGAGTTGAAATTATAGAGGAAGAGGAGAATGCTGATGAATAGTGATGTTACAGTTTCAGAATTAGCTAGTATGGCAGCAGACAATGAAAAGCGTTGTCAAGTATGACATCCAGTCCAAGGTGTTATATTTGACGGCACATTTGATGAACTTGACAGACGGCATTATCTTGCGGATAAGACAGTTGATAACTTCTCAATAGAAGATGATGTGTTCGTTATGAATATATAAATAAGGAAAGGATATGTTTATGAAAAGAGCAGTTTTAAAAAAGGTAGTACTTGAAAACTTTATGTGCTACGCACACGCAGAGTTTGATTTTTATGCCATTACAAAGATTACGGCTAAGAATGGCAAGGGTAAGTCGACTATTGCGACAGCTTATCTGTGGTGTCTGTTTAACTGTGATTATGAGCTAAAGGATAATCCGGTTGTAAGAAGAGAGGTTGGCGGAAAGTCCGTTGATGATATGGACACAAGCGTTGAACTTACACTTGATGTTGACGGAAAAGAAATAACTATGAAGAAAGTACAGAAGCGTACTTACAGCAAAGATGGCAGCAGTTATAAGGACGATAACAAGTACTTTATTAATGATGTGCCTAAGACATTAAAGGATTTCAACGCATATCTTGATGTGGATATGAATGTATTTAAGATGTGTAGTAATGTGAACGCATTTCTTAATCAGAAACCGGCTGAAATGAGAGAATACTTATTTGGTTTAGCAGGAGATGTTACAGACTTTGATATAGCTTCACAGAAAGCCGAATTAGCGGAGTTAGTTCCTTTGCTTAATAAGTATACAGTTGAAGAGTTATCCGCTATGAGTAAGGCTGCCAAGACCAAGATTACAAAGGATTTGCCTATTCTTGACGGACAAATTAAGGAAAAGGAAAGGGATATACAGCTTAAACAGGCTATTGAAGTATCTGACCTTGAATTACAGAAGAACAGCCTTAAAGAGCAGATTGCTGATTGCGTGGCAAAGCAGACCGACAATGACAAGCTGATGGCTGAATATGACAATGCTAGTGCTAATATTCTCAGCTTAAAGTTTGAGCTTGACGATATTCGCCGTAAAGCCAATGAGGAAAATATTAAGGCTAGAAGAGATATTGAGAACAAGATTTCTGATAAGCAGTTTCTTGTTAGGCAGACAGAAAAGACTATTACAGAAACAGAACACGACATATTGAACACAAAGGGCACAATTCAAAGAAATGAAATGCTAATTGAGGATTTAAGAAATCAGTATAGAACTGCACACAGCAGGACATTTGATGAAAATAGCCTTATTTGTTCGTATTGCAAGCAGGAATACCCAGAAGATAAAAAAGAAGAATTAAGAGCTGATTTTGAAAGCCACAGAGCAATGGAATTAAAGGTTATTACAGATAGGGGAAACAGAGCAAAAGATACTCTTGACATCGAAAAAGAAACATTGCGAACACTTGACTTAGAATATTCGGGACACAAGAAAAGCCTTGAAATGCTGAATACAGCTATTGCAGACCTTGAAAAGCAGTTATCAGAGCTTCCACAGGAAATTGATGTGTCAACTACCGAGGAATACAAGGTGCTCGAACAGCAGATTGCAGAAAAAGAACAGGCTATGCACAAGGCTAACGATATTTCAGCAGTTAAGGCAGAATTAAAGGCACAGGAAACAGCTTTAAGGCAGCAGTTAGCAGAATGTGAAAGCCAGATTGTAAAGTCTGATACGGCAGCAGATGAACAGCGACTTGAAGAATTAAAGCAGACAAGGATTGATTCTGAACAGAATAAGGCTAATGCCGAGAAGATTCTTGATTTACTTGACGAACTGGATAAGGCTAAGAACGAAGCCTTGACAGAAGCAGTAAACAGTCATTTCGGGTTAGTTAAGTGGCAGTTGTTTACTTATACAAAGTCTGGTGGTTACAAAAGTTGCTGTATACCAACAGTTGACGGAAAGAGTATTTTAACAACTATGAGCAACAAGGGTAACAGGATTTTAGGCAGAGTAGACATTTGTAATTCAATTCAGAAGATTAGTGACATATCAGTGCCTATTATCTTAGATGATTCTGAAAGCCTTAGTACGGATAATCAGAAGAAAGTTGCCGAAATGGTAAATAGCCAGTTAATCATGCTGATTGTTAATGATAGCGAGAAATTAGAGATTGTGGAGGGATAATATGAAACTTTATTTTTACAAATTGAATACAGATGAAAGACACGGAAAAGTAGGAATTACAGTGCAGGTTTGCGAAGCAGAAGAGAAACCTAAGACATACAAGTCTGTTGATAGAATTTTTCCAAACTACTTAAGTACAGCAAGAAAAGATGATGTTGGGCGAATAACTGATTTTGACCGCATGTTTCTTACAGAACCTAACTTTGAGTATGTCAAGGATAAATTTAAGAAGCGTGCAGAATCAAGGATTGCGCAGGCAAAAGAAAAACTTGAAAGAGAAGAAAAGGAATTAAAGATAATTGAGGAAAGCGAGGAATAATTATGGCAGAGAATACAGCAGTTGCGGAAAAGAAAGCATTTACCACCTCATTAAGTGAGTGGAGTAATACAATGACAGGACTTATTATCAATGATTATAAGGCTGTTGGAATGGATATGGACGATTACGCAAAAGAGTGTGCTATGGAAGCTATGACAAGCATATTTAATCTTGTTAAGAATGACCCTAAGATTGATATGAGAAACCTTGATACAAGTAATTTAAGGGGCATTGTTAAGCGTTGTGCAAGTCTTAAGTTAAATGCTAGTGCATATCCAAGAGAGTGCTATTTTCAGTTAAGAAATGTAAAGGTGGGAACTGACCCACAGACAGGCAAGGATATATGGCAGAAACAGGTTGAAATGGGAATCGAGGGTACAGGTTATGATTCTTTGCTTGCCAACTATGGAAAAGATGTTAAACAGGTATATCCGTATTGGGTAATTAAAGAGGGTGACAAGTACATACCGCCTAAGCATAAAGGACTTACAGTTACAGAGCCGGAATGGGAAGAAAACGGATTATCTGATAAGGCGGTAAGAGTTGTATATCCTGTTAAGTTGTTAGACGGAACAGTAACATATCTTTCTGCTGATAGAGACAGCGTTAAGGTAAATCTTTTAGCTCATGTTAAGCAAAACATAATGAATGAGACTTTTGGTATTTGTGAGGATAGATACCACGCAACACCAAAGCAGAAAGCAGAAATTAAGGCTAAGAAAGACGAGATACTTAATGCCTTAAGAGCGTGCAAGACAGTAGATGAAATGCTCGAATGTGAGCTTACAAGACCCTTTATAAGCGGTGCTTGGCTTGATACTCCGGAGAGCATGATACAGAGAAAAATGTGTAACAATGCAACAAGGAAATACCCTAAGAATTATGACCCAATGGCACGACAGGCACAGGTTGAAATGGACGAGGTATATCAAGTTGCACAGGCTGAAATTGCCGAAAATGCTAATACTGTTGAATTTATAGAAGATAAGGCAGATGTAGTTGACAGCACAGCCACAGAAGTAACCGAAGAACAGGCGGAAGATAGCACACTTCCGCCATTTATGCAGGAGTAAGCCTATGAAATCAGCAAGTTTAGAACAGATGATGGCTGATATGAATAATGGCACTTTTGACTTGACTTGCAATGGAGAATGTACGCAGTGCGGTAATTGTTGCAGTAACTTACTTCCTATGACAGAAAATGAGATTGCAACAATCCACAAGTATATCAAAAAACATCATATTAAGGAACACAGGCATAATTATCCGATGGCTACGCCAACAATGGATATGACTTGTCCGTTTCTTAATGATGATAAGTCAAAAGAAAAGTGTGAGATTTATTCAGTTAGACCTAGAATTTGCAGAGAGTTTATCTGCTGTCCGAGTAAAAGACCACCGATTGATGATTGGGGTTATAAATTAAAGTGCAAGACAGTTGATGTCAGAAAGGAGTTTTACGGATGAGAGTAATTTCACAGGACGGAACAATAGATGTTCCATATGAAGAGGTGATTATTCAGAGATTCAAGTCAAGAATTTATTTTCTGAATAAAAACTTAACAGGCGTTGAGTCACTTAGTGATGACATGCAAATTGCTGAATATTCTACCGAAGCAAAGGCAATTAAGGCTATGGAAATGCTAAGAGAAGCATATATCGGTATGCCTATCGTAATGCAGAATGTTGATATTTCAGAGGATGTGGCAAAGGAATTTGAAAGATTAAAGAAATGCAGTGTTATGGTACGAGCTGAAAATCAGCCGTCAAAAGTAGATTTTATCAACAATGCTATCTTTCAGTTCCCACAGGATGACGAAATCGAGGTGTGAGTATGAGATTAAAATGCTTAGGCTCATCGTCAGCCGGAAATTGCTATCTGCTAACTTCCGAAAGTGGAGAAACACTTATCCTTGATTGCGGAATACCAATTAAGGAGATTAAAAAAGGCTTGAATTGGAATATTAAAGATGTTATGGGTGTGTTATGCACCCATAAACACCTCGACCACAGCAAGTCGGTTAAGGATTTTGAAAATATGGGTATTCCTATATGTAAGCCATACGAAGCCTTGCTTATGAACCAGTTTCTAGCAAATTCTTATTTTACTGTAAGAGCGTTTGACCTAACAACGATAGACGGAAGTTGGACACACACCAATGCAGACGGAACACCTTGCCCGATATACGGCTTTCTGATTACTCACAAGGAAATGGGAAGAATGCTTTACATAACCGATTGTGAGGTTATCAAGTGGAGATTCAAAGACATAAATCACATTCTCTTAGGTGTGAATTATGACAAGGATTTAATCGACAGGGATAACACAGGTAAAGCTAACCACGTTTTCAGAGGTCACTTATCCATTGACACAGCTTGCGATTTTGTTAAAGCAAATTATTCAGATAACTTGCAGAACGTCATAATGTGCCATTTATCAAGTGAAAATTCCGATAGAGATAGTTTTATCGAGAAGATGAAAAAAGTTGCTTGTGGGGCGAATGTAGATGTTGCAGAAGCAGGGAAAAGTTGGGATTTAAAAAATCCTAGTGAGTGTCCGTTTTAGAAAGGAGCAGAAATGGAGAGATTAACAAGAAGAAGTGCTAACGGAACAGGCGTATATGCTACACCTAGTGGAGAACCTGTTAAGTGGGAAGATAACCGCCATAATGTATTACAGAAATTGACAGAATATGAGGGCTTAGAGGAACAGGGCAGACTTATCAAGTTGCCTTGCAAGGTGGGAGATACAGTATATGCAATTGGATTTAATAATAATAAACCAATTATTTATGAATCGGTTGTATTAAGCGTACTGATTACTGAAAAAGAAATTGCTTTCAATGTAAAAGTTGATGAATTTGAAATCAATTCGCAGTTAAAACAATCTATGTTTGATAAAACTGTATTCCTCACAAAATCCGAAGCCGAAGCAAAACTGAAAGAATTGAGGGGTGAAGAAGATGAGTGATAAACAGATAAAAGAACTAGCAGAAGACAATGCTATATATGAATTTAATAAATTTAAAAAGATATATGGCAATCATACAGATGAATATGTCAGGCATTTTTACAACAAGTTAGCCGAATTAAGAAGCGGAATTGATGACGTTCACACTTGTAACTGCCAGCACAATAGCAATTCAAGAGATAATGAGCTTTGTTGCAGATGTGATAGCAGAAACACCAATGCCGACAGGATAAGGAATATGTCAGATGAAGAATTAGTAGAGTTTCTTATAACTTTTAAGAACACATTCGGCGAAGAATACGAGGGAGAAGCTAGTTGTATGGAATGGCTTCAATCAGAAGCGAAAGAAACCGCAACAAATATGGAAAACTTAGATGTAAGGAGATAATAACTATGAATCCCAAATGGAGTGAGGAGGAAGTCCTTTTATTAAAAGATAAATATTCTCGCTTAACAAATGATGAATTAATCGCCTTATTTCCTAATAAAACATTTTTGGCAATCTATAAAAAAGCTTATTCACTTAATTTAAAGAGAGATGAAGAAATTGAGTTTTTGAACAGGTCAAAAGCCAAAAGTGGTAAAAATGCTAGTAATTGGAATGGCGGCGTTAGGAAAACAAGAAAAGGATACGTTCAAATATTAATGCCAGAACATAAAAGAGCAGATAAAGGTGGGTACGTTATGGAACATATCGTAGTTTATGAAAAAGCCACAGGAATAGAAGTGCCACGAAATTGTTGCATACATCATTTGAACGGGATAAAAAATGATAACAGAATTGAAAATTTATGTATGATGACAAATTCAGCACACACAATATATCATCATACAGGGCAAAAAAGAAGTGAAGAAACTAGAAAACGAATTTCAGAAAGCAAGAGGAAAAAATATGAATAAAGTGATAATTTCGGGGAGAGTTGTTAGGGATGCTGATGTTAGATATTCACAGACAGTAAACGGAAGTATGGCAGTAGCAAGGTACACATTAGCTGTTGACAGAGCTTTTAAGAAAGAGGGCGAACAGGCAGCGGACTTTATTAACTGTATCGCATTTGGTAAGAATGGAGAGTTTGCGGAGAAGTATTTACACCAGGGAACTAAGATTATCGTTGAGGGCAGATGGCAGACAGGCAACTACACTAACAAGGACGGACAGAAAGTCTACACTAATGATTGCGTTGTTGAAAGACACGAGTTCTGCGAAAGTCGTACTAATCAGCAGAGCAACAATAATGGAATTATGGGCGGTAATGCTAGTTCAGACAGTTTTATGTCAATTCCAGACAATGTAGCTGACGAGGGATTACCATTTAATTAAAGAGGTGTGAGTATGACAGAGAACGAAGCAATAAGAGAGGTAAGATTTAATATGTCAACAATAGGATTGAGTGACAAAGCTGCTAAAAGAGTTGTTGAAGCAAGAAATATGGCAATCAAGGCGCTTGAAAAGCAGATACCTAAGAAACCTATATTTAACCATAACCTTAGTGATACTCTTTCTGTATTCCATTGCGAATGTGGAAACGCAATCAAAGTCAGCCACGATATAGGAATAATGAATAACAACAATGCACCGAATTACTGTAGCAAGTGTGGTTGTAGATTAGATTGGAGTGACGAAGAATGAGATTGATTGACGCAGATAAACTAATTGAGGATATTCACAAAAGAAATTATATCAATAAGGCTTTATCTGAAATATTTGAAACTATCATTGATGAGCAACCAACGGCTTTTAGTATGGGAGCTAAACCTATTGATGATTTTGTGAATCCTTTTGAAGTAAAGGCAGGTGGCAATTCTTGAGTTATCAGAACATAGCGAGAGCCAAGGCAATAGAGCAGGAAAATAAAAAGCGACTGCTGAAGCTGAATCCAAAACTGAATGATAAAAGTGGAATATATTTTCTACTCCGAGAAGATGAAAACGGATTTAAGTACGCTTATATCGGACAGGCAGTACATACACTTAGCAGATTGGCAAGCCACCTTGTAGGCTATGAACAGCACATAGACCTTAGTTTACGCAAACACAAGCTGTACGACAAAGAGAAAAATCCTTATGGTTGGCGAGTTGAATTTCTGAATTTCCCCGAAAGTCAGCTTGACGGAAAGGAGAAGTATTACATCAAGCTATATGCTGATAAAGGTTATCAGCTTAGAAATGTCAGTTTAGGCGGTCAAGGGGAGAATCGTGCTAGTGGTTCAATAGGCGAGAGAAAAGCACCTAAAGGCTATATGCAAGGCATACAGCAAGGTAAAAAGGTGTTAGCAAGGGAATTATCTTCTATCGCTGAAAAGCACCTTAAAATCGAATTGAGAGCGGATAAGGCTAATAACAAGGTGTCGCAGAAGCAGTATGAGAAGTTTCTAGATTTGTTGAAAGTGGGGGAAAATGATGAGCAACGATAATAAAAATGAGCAATGTAAATGGTATGTTACTCATACACCTTATGGATTTCCAGTTTATGCCACAGGCTGTGGGAAAATAAGGCTTAGCTGTGCGACAGGTATTGACATTTACTGTAATGCTTGTGGCAGAAAAATCAAGATTATTGATGATAAGAAAGTTGGTGAGAACAATGCTAATTCCGAAAGTTAAAGCCAAAGAGTTTGAAAAATTCGGATTTAAGAAGTGCAAAGGCGAATATGGTAAGAATGGTTGCTATTACCTTTGCGTTGCAAAAGGTGTGAAAATGCTTTTTGTTAGCGATGTGATTTTTGATGTTAATGATTGGAGAGATAACGACCCAAGAATACACAAGGACGCAAATTGCCGATACAGAGACCACAGGACGTATCTTGATATTGTTTATGAACTAATCAAGTCAGATATGCTTGTAAGCGATTGTTTGAAAGTGGGTGATTCAGAATGAATGATTGCAAAGGCTGTAAATACGAAAATAGCACAGATATGGAGACATTTTTAGAATTTTGTGCAGAATGCAAAAGAGCCTATTCTGATGAAGAAGATAGAGAATTTCAAGAAGATAAGTATAGAACTATAGACTAAAAATCAAAGAAAGGAATAGGTTGTGCGCACATAAAACCGAGGTTTCCTTTTGGTAGATTTAGAATGTATAAAAAGAAGATTAAATGTGAGATATATCGTGATTCTATGCAGAATTACAAGAAATATGCAATACCGCCAGCACAGTTGATTATAGCAGATGTTCCTTATAATGTTGGGAACAACTTCTATGGCAGTAACCCTATGTGGTATAACGGCGGCGATAACAAAAACGGAGAGAGCAAACTTGCGAAAAAGGCGGCTTTCAATTCAGATTTTAACTTTAATCTGTATGAATACTTCCATTTTTGTTCAAAGATGTTGAAAAAAGAGGACACAAAGCCTATCGCAAGGGGCAGAAGCAGTAATAGCCCTTGTATGATTGTATTTTGCGCATTTGAGCAGTTGTCAACATTGATTGCGGCGGCAAAGAAACACGGATTTGTTAATTACATACCGCTTGTATTCTGCAAAAATTACAGTCCACAGGTGCTTAAAGCGAATATGCGTATCGTAGGTGCTACGGAATATGCACTTGTACTGTACCGAAATAAGTTGCCGAAATTCAGAAATGGTTTGCAGATTGATGAAAAAGGAAAGAATATCAGAGGTACAGGACATATGGTGTTTAATTGGTTCACTTGGGAGAAAGACGGAAAAGACATACCAAAAATTCATCCGGCACAAAAGCCCGTAGCAGTCCTTAAAAAGCTGATTGAGATTTTTACAGACGAGGGAGACGTTGTTATTGACCCTTGTTGCGGCAGTGGTAGCACGCTAAGAGCCGCCGCAGAGCTTGGCAGAAGCGCATACGGATTCGAGATTGACAGAAACTTTTACGAGCGTGCAAAGAATGAAATGCTTGTATTTGAAAAGGACAGTCAAATGAATATAAGTGATTTTTTATAAAGGAGCGCAAATGTTAGATTTTGGATATTACAACATGGATTGTATGCAAGGAATGAAAGAATTTCCCGACAAATATTTTGACCTTGCGATTATTGATGTGCCTTATGGTATTGGAGAAAACGGAGATAAAAACCATACAAGAAGTAAATTAGCGAAAGCAAAAGACTATAAAGCATTTTATGGAAACGATTTAAAACCACCAGATAAAGAATATTTTGACGAACTTTTCAGAGTTTCAAAAAATCAGATTATATGGGGTGCTAACCATTTTATAAGTAAAATTCCATACGATAGTAGTTGCTGGATTGTTTGGGACAAGGATAATACAGGAGATTTTGCAGATTGTGAACTTGCGTGGACTTCATTTGATTCTGCAGTAAGAAAATTCAAGTATCGTTGGAATGGTATGTTGCAGGAAAATATGAAAAATAAAGAAATTCGCATACACTCTACGCAGAAACCCATCGCACTATATGAATGGTTATTAAACAGATACGCAAAGCCGAATGACATTATCCTTGATACTCATGTAGGTAGTGCAAGTAGCTTGATAGCTTGTTATAACACAAATCATAAATTTGTCGGGTTTGAGCTTGACGAATACTATTACAAGGTGTCAAAGCAGAGGTTAGATACCGAAATGGCACAAATGAGATTAAGTGATTTTATAGGAGATACAGTATGATAGTGCATTGTTTATTTGAACAGTCAGGAACATTCAAGAACGCTTTTAAAAAGTATGGTATTGAAGCCTACGACTATGATATTCAGAATGAATTTAACGAGACCGACTATGTTACTGACCTTTTCGAAGAGATTGATAGGGGGTATCAAGGTGAGCCGAGTTTGTTTGACAAAATAAGCCCTGATGATTTGATATTTGCATTTTTCCCTTGCATAAGGTTTGAAAATCAGATAATGCTGTGGTTCAGAGGACAGTCGGCAAGTCAGAAAAAATGGTCTTTAGAAGAAAAATGCGAATTTGATATGAATTTGCTTAAAGAAGTTTCGCTTATGTATGATTTGGTAAACAAAATGTTTATTATCTGCATAAGAAAAGGGTTGAAGTTAGTAATGGAGAACCCTTATTCAGAAGAGCATTTTTTAAGACGATATTGGTGCTATTCCCCAGCGGTAATTGACAGAGATAGGAGAGATAGCGGAGATTACTTTAAAAAGCCTACACAGTATTGGTTTTTGAATTGCGAGCCACAGAACAATCTTATTTTTGAGCCAATTAGTTATAACGCTATCGAATGTAAGGACGCTATAAGGACAATGTCAAAAGAACATTATACAAAAACAGGGGCGGACAATAAGAAAACAGCAAGGTCAATGATACACCCACAATATGCAGATAGATTTATCAGGCAGTATATTCTTAATGAGGAAATATGGAGAGGTAAATAATGAAAGACGAAACAAAGCAGGAAATACAGATTTTACTTGACCTACTCAAAAGCAGTCTTACAAGAAATGGTGTAAGTATGGCAACGGACAGAGAGGGCAACTTAATGTTCTTTGATACATCTACCTATGTTAGAAGTAAAGGTAAGGAATTTGACGGATTCAGAGTTAATATTAATGATTTAGTGAAGTAACAATGTGACAGAACTTGAAGAGGTAATTATGGCAGGCAATTTTATTAAAATTGACAGAAAGATTTTAAAGTGGGAATGGTGGAGCGATATTAATACATTCAGACTTTTTATGTATATGTTGATAAGTGCCTATTGGAAAGACGGAAATTATAAAGGCAAGATAATTGAAAGAGGGTCTTTCCCCTCTTCAATATCTGAATTATCAAAAGAAACTAATTTGTCTGTAATGGAAATTCGTACCTCACTAAAACACTTACAATTAACAGGCGAAATAACAAGCAAAGCAACAAACAAATTCACGATATTTACTGTAGTTAACTACAATTTGTATCAAACGGATAACAAGCAAGATAACAAACAAATAACAGACAACTTAACAAACAATCAACAAACAGATAACATTCTATTAACAAACTCTATATTAAAAGAAAGTAAGAATAAAAGAACAGAAGAAGTTAAAGAAGATAAGAATACAGAAAAAGATATTACTAACGTAATATCCAAAAAGAAAAGTTATTATCCAGATGATGGATTACTTGATGAAGCATTTAATGAGTATGTGACAATGCGTAAGAGAATTAAAAAACCTATATGCACTGACAAGGCATTACATAGGGCTATGAATACTCTTGAAAAGCTGTCGGGTGGAGATAATGACTTGGCGGTTAAAATTCTTAATCAGTCAGTAGACCATTGTTGGCAAGGACTGTTTGCGCTAAAAGAAGATAATTCTAATAAGCAGGGCAATCAGAATTTCGGCAAGGGTGCTATTGACTGGGATAATGTGTAAAAAAAGGAGCGGTAAGAATGAGCAGATTAGATGATACACTTAATGGAATTAATTTCAGATACGATTATCCGCACAACGGAAGGGTTGAATCACTTTTAAGAACAATAGCAATTAATAGTGCTATTATATGCGACAAATTAGATACTATTTCTAATCAACTGAAAGGAGATGGCAATGACAAGAGAAGAAACAGTTAAAATCATCCGCATTATGTGTGATTGCTACCCTAACTACAAGCCTAACAACCTATCAGAAACAGTAGATGTGTGGAATATGATGTTGGAAAATTACAGTTATGAACAAGTGTCAGTCGCACTTAAAGCATACATCAACTCTGATATAAGCGGATTTGCTCCAAGTATAGGACAGTTGATAGGTAAGATACAGACAATATCACAGCCACAGGAGCTTGACGGAATGACAGCTTGGGGATTGGTTAGTAAGGCGTTACGGAATGGTACTTATGGAGCAGTTGAAGAATTTAACAAGCTACCGCCACTTGTAAAACAGGCGGTTGGTTTGCCAGATAACCTTAAAAACTGGGCAACATCAGATTATCAGACGATTGAAACAGTAATACAATCGAATTTTCTAAGAACTTACGAAACGGTTGTTAAGCGTGCAAATGAAATAAATCGTATGCCAGGCGACATTAAATCACTTATCGAAAAGATGAATGCAATTTCGTATAAAGCTCAATTCCAGCAAAAATTCCAAAGAGATATAAATACACTTAATGACAAAAATAGCAACCTTATCGCTCAAAAAGAAGATTCAGAGAGCTATATTGAAGCACCTAGAGAGGTACAAGATAGAATTGACAGAATGAGAGGTTGATTTTCAATGGAGACAACGCCAATTAGTCCGCAGAAGAAATTATATAATTACCGCCGAGAGAATGGATTGTGCCCTAAATGTGGCAAGCCACTTGATAGAAAAGGCTTTTATTGTGAAGAATGTAGGGAGAAGCAAACGGCTTACAGTAAAGAAACTAGAGAACTTTGCAGGCAGTTTAAAATTTGCCCGGAATGTCGCAAAAATAAACTTGTGGGTGATGAAAAGATATGTCCGGAATGTTTGGCTAACAAAGCTGAATATAGAGCTAATCACCCATTAAGTGATGATAAGCGAAGAAAAAACAATGAAGCATTTAAACAGTATTCGAAAAACTTATACGCTGAACGTAGAAAAGCTGGCATATGTGTTAGATGTGGTAAGGCTAAAGCTGTTGAGGGCAAAGCAAAGTGTTTTATATGCCAGAGTAAAGATAATGCTATCCACAGAAAAAGAACTGAAAATAGGCAGAATATAAAAGAATATCGCAAGGAAAATCACTTGTGCTATCGTTGTGGAGAACCTATTGACAGACCACAAGGACAATTATGTCAGAAATGCTGGCAGACAGACTACGAAAGAGGTAAAAGTCTTAAGAATGACAATAGCAAGCACTACTGGCGATACGACAATCAATTTCTAAGAAAGAAGTGAAAATATGAGTAAGGCAGAACAGAAAAAGTTTAAGGAGCAAATGTTACGTGTTCAGATGAACAGAATTAGCAATGAACAGCAGAAGAAAAATTTTGAATCAGCATTAATATTAATTATGTGGGTACTACACGATAAGTTCGGTTTCGGACAACAGAGATTAACAAAAGTACAGAGAGAACTTAAAGTACTTATAGATAACTATAATGACGGATTATTCACAGCGGAAGAGCTTGTTAATCAGTTATACGAAGAAACAGGAATAGAACATATTAAGTTTAAATAAGGAGATAGGCTTATGAAGTTTTCAGAACTGACTAAGCCGGAGCTTGATGAGATAATTAAAAATGCCAATTTTACAGAAGAAGAATTGAGAATATTCAAGTTACTATCACAGGGCAGAAGCATTACAGAAATTGCTATGCGGCTGTCCGTGTGTGATAGAACAGTCAATCGCAAGATAAACAAAATTAAAAAGAAAATAAGTAAGTTGGAGGTTATACAATGATTAGGGTTACCCAAAATGGTGAAGACGTAAAAACAGAAAACATAACTCTTTCAGACAGCTTACTAAAGATAATTGCAGAGATAATTGACAACAAGTAAATATGTGTTACAATGTGCCGTAGAACGTGATAAATGCGGCACATTTATTTATATTATAAGGAGATAAAATATATGGAATGTGTTGCTTATATGAGAGTATCTACTGAAAAACAGGCTGTTGAGGGTAATGGACTTGATAGCCAAAAAAGGGATATTGAAAATTATTGTAGAAAAAATGAACTTGTAATAACAGACTGGTATATTGATGATGGTTACACCGGTACAAATATGGATAGACCGGAACTTCAAAGACTTGTGAATGATTGTAGCCGCAAAAGATTAAGCTGTGTTGTAGCTTTTAAACTTGACCGATTATCAAGGAATATGATTGATGGAATATATCTTATCGAGAAAGTATTTCAAAAGTATAATGTTGTGTTTAAATGCGTACACGATAGTGTAAATTATGACAGCCCTATGGAACAGGCTTATACGCAGATGATGGCTGTATTTGCGCAGCTTGATAAAAATACTATGATGTTGCGTATGCGCGGCGGTATGCTTGAAAGAATTAAACAGGGTTACTGGATGGGTGGTGGCAATTTGCCTTACTGTTATTCCTACAGTAAGGAACAAGGCATATTAATACCTATCCCAGAACGTGCAGAACAGGCAAGAAAAGGTCTTGAATTGTTCATATCTGGCTATTCAGATGCGAAAATTAAAGAAATTTGTGGCTTTAAGTCTGAACTTGTTACTAGAAGTATTTTGACCGGCGTTGTAAATATCGGAATGATACCATACAAAGGTAAAATATATCAAGGAAAACACGAACCTGTTTTTGATAAAGACAGGTTTAACCTTGGATTAGAACTAAGAAAGTCGAGGTGTTCAGCAAAAACTTACTGCATAACCGAACCTAATTTACTGACCGGATTATGTTATTGTGGCATTTGTGGCTGCAAAATGCGTTATCAAAAATGGGGTAGTGAAAAGCACAAGATTTATTGCTGTTCAAGAAATAAATCACTTTCATATCTGCCCAATTATAATGCAAGCTGTAATAATTCACTTGAATGGGCGGACGAGATAGAAAAGCAAGTAGAAGAAGAAATCCTTAAAATATCACTTGATTTATCATCTTACAAGCCAAAAGAAAAGGCGACAAAACTTGAAATTATGCAATCACAGCTTGAAAAAGAGCAGATTAAACTAAAAAGATTATACAATCTGTATGCTGACGGAAACGATACTGTCTTAGAAATGATTAAAGAACTGGAAGCACAGATTAAAGAAATGAAATTAAACATTACTGCTGAAAGCAAAAACGCAATCAATACGCAGAAAAAGGAATTTGTTTATGAGAACATAAAAAAACTTGCCGACATTTGGGATAAGGTCGACAAGAAACAAAAGAACTTGATACTAAAGACTATAATTGACAAGATAGTAATTGTCAATGGAAATATTGAAATACAGCTTAAGAATTTTTAGCATAAACTTAATGCAGTTCCTATAGCATATAGGAAGTGCTAATGCCGCATTTATCACGTTTTACAATTATATAATTTCAGCATTGTCGCTTATATGTCGCACATATGTCTATTATGTGTCGCTATAAGTGATTTTTTTTATGCAAAAATGTAACTAGAAAGAGAGGTAATGCGAATGTTTTCTGATGAAGTTAGAGAAAAAATCTTAAGCAAAGAAGAATTACAAAAACTTGACTTAGTGACATTATCTCTTGTTATCCACGCAATCGAGGAAGTTTTAGAGGAGGCAGACAATGAACAATCCTTATCAAGCAGTGCCTATGATGAATAATTCTTATATGCAATCTCAAAATCCATATATGGATAGAATGAACTTTTTGCAAAATTATCAGCAGAACTTGCAACAGCCAGTGGCAGGGACACAAATGTCCTTAGCAAATCAACAGGCTATGCCACAGCAGATAGCAGGCATTAACGGAAGAATAGTACAGGCGGTTGAGAACATTAATGCTAACGAGGTCCCTATGGATGGCTCAATGGCATTTTTCCCGAAGCAGGATATGTCGGAGATATATGTTAAGGGCTGGAATGCTGACGGAACAATTAGAACGATTGTGTATAAGCCTTATACAGACCCTAAAGATAATCAGACAGTAAATTCTATGGCTAATACAGAAAACGCTAAATTTACCCTATCAGACGAAAGCACACAGCTATTTCTGAATAAGTTTGAGGAATTATCGGAGAAAATAGGGCAGTTGGAAAATAGATTTGATAAATCTTTAGGAACACAGAGAAAAACATCAAGAACTCAAAGTAAGGGCGGTGATGAAGAATGAATCAGCAGTTAATTCAAACTATAAATCAACTTAAGTCAATTCGGAATCCACAGCAAATGGCAATGAATTGTTTACAACAGTCGGCACAGCGTGGAAATCCTATGGCAAAAAACTTGCTTAATCAGATAAACAGTGGAAACACGCAAGGCGCAGAGCAAATTTTAAGTAATTTTATGAATACACAAGGAATAAACCTTAATGATATTAAGGGTATGATGAATTAGGACATTTTGGGTTGTGCGCACATAATGACCGGTTATCCCATTTGTTAATAAAATAAATGGAGGTAAACAAGATGTTTAATTCAAACGGAGTTAGTCTCGCAGATATTGCCGCAGTAACAGGCAATAATCGTAATAACGATGGTATGTGGGGCGATGGTGCATGGTGGATTGTAATTCTCTTAATCTTTGGCTGGGGCAATAACGGCTGGGGCGGTTTCGGTGGAAATGGCAACGGCGCAGGCTACACTGATTCAGCTATACAAAGAGGTTTTGACAATCAGGCAGTTATCAGCAAGTTAGATGGCATTTCCAACGGACTTTGTGATGGCTTCTACGCTATGAACAATAGTATGCTTACAGGTTTCAATGGTATTAACACAAATATTATGCAGACCGGATACGGCATACAACAGGCGGTAAACGCTGATACAGTTGCTAATATGCAGAATACCAACGCTTTACAGTCACAGCTTGCTAACTGCTGCTGTGAAACTCGTGAAGCTATCCAAGGTGTAAACTACAACATGGCAACTAACACTTGCGCTTTACAAAACACAATGAACAATAACGCAAGAGACATTATCGACAGTCAGAATGCGGGAACGCGCGCTATTCTCGATTATCTCTGCAATGAGAAAATTTCTTCCTTACAGGCAGAAAATAACGACCTTCGCAGAGCAGCTTCGCAGGATCGTCAGAGTGCATTACTTACAACTCAGATGGCAGCTCAGACACAGCAGATTATCAATGCTGTAAATCCGGCACCAATTCCGGCATATACAGTACCTAATCCAAATGCGTATTATGGATGCGGATGTAATACAGGATGCGGATGCTAAACAATTAAATAATCAAGTATCTTAATCAAATTTAATCGGTTTAATTCTTAGTTTATCTTGGTTTTAATCGGTTTAATCGAGTTAAGTATCGAGTTTAACTCGAAAGAAAACTCGGAAGATTATGTCTGCTAAGCAGTATTACTTATAACCCAAGGGCAGACTATAATGTTTGCCCTTATTTTTATGAAAGAGAGGTAAAGATAATGGAAATAACAGGAATTGCATTACAGACTGTTGCCACCGGAGAAGATGTTGCATTTACAGAAACACCGGTATGCGGTAGCAAATGTATAGTCCACAGACAAGGAAGCGGAATTATCAAGTTAAGAGGTATTACAAATCAGTGTAGAGCAAGATTTTTAGTATCTTATAGTGGTAATATTCAAATACCTACAGGCGGTACAGTTGAAGAGATTTCGCTTGCCATTGCAGTAGACGGAGAGCCTTTACAGTCAACAAGAATGGTTGTAACGCCAGCCGCAGTTGAGAATTTCTTTAATGTATCAGCACAGGCATACGTTGATGTGCCTTGTGGTTGTTGCAGTACCGTAGCGGTGCAGAATACATCTACACAGGCTATTGAAGTACAAAACAGTAATTTGATTGCAGTAAGGGAGGCTTGATATTATGCATAAATGGGCTAAGCAAATTATGGAATGTGTCAAGGCTAAAGTTGAAGCAATCGGATTAGATAGCTTTGAGGGGCAGAACCTTGACGATTTAAAGGACTTTACGGAAATAGCGAAGAATATAGCTTGTTTTGACAAGGATTACAGAATTGTTGAAGCTATGGAAAAGTCAGAAGATAACGAAGACATTATGCGTATGCTTGAACAGTACGAAGATTATCCAGGCAGAAGATACTACGACCACTACCGCTATGCAAATGGCAGATTCGCCCCAAAAGGCAAAGGAACATACCGCAGAGGATATGAAGAACCGCCATATTACCATATGTACCCAGAAGCAGAGCATATGAGGGATATGGATAGAGATTATGGCAAGATGTACTATACAGAGCCAATGTCCGAAAGCAATTACGACAGAGCAAAGAGAAACTACACAGAAACTAAAGAAATGCATAAGAATAACACGCCAGAAGATAAGGAACACAAGATGAAGTCACTTGACAGCTACACTAAGGAACTTGCAAGCGATATTACAGGTATGGTGGCTGATATGTCAGCAGAAGAGAAGAACTTGCTTAGAACAAAGTTAAGTACTCTTGTATCTAAGATATGATTTTAAGGGCTATGAGTAGCAATATTCATAGCCTGTTTTATTCAGAAAGGAGCATACGGATGATTTTTAGCATTAATGGCACAATGTGGCAAGTACAATATAAAAATTCAAATTCGGGTGAATTAAAGCGGTCAGACAATGTTTCTGTGCTAGGTGTAACTGATAGAAATACACATACAATTTATCTATCAAATGCCTTGCGTGGATTTATGCAACGCAAAGTGCTGATACACGAAGTATGCCACGCAATCTGTATGTCTTATGATGTGTATTTGCCTATCGAACAAGAAGAAATATTGTGTGATTTTGTAGCAACTTATGGAGATGAAGTATTTGACATTGTTGATATGGTGCTTGGAGCAGTTAGGAGAGTGGGATGATGAGTATAGATGAGTTGTTAAAGATAATTCAAAAGACTAATCCGACTATGACTAAGGAATTGTTGATATATGAGCTTGGTCAATGTCGGTATTCAAGTAAAGCATTAATTTATACAGAAAGTTGCTGTATTGACAATAATATCTAAAAATGCTATTATTTAATAGATGTAAACAATAGATAACTATTATATCATTTTACCTTAATAGAACCATAGTGGAAAGTTGCATTGATACATTTTTGTATAGGTGCAACTTATTTTATTTTGGAGGTTTTGTTATGAGAGTTATAAGGTTAAAAATGTATCAAGAAATGGCTAGATTTAACAATCCATCAGCGCCAAGAGGTGCGGATTGTTATCCTTTGCCGCCGTTCAGCACAGTTAATGGATTTATCCATTCAATGTGTCAATGGAAAAAGTATCATAAATTAGATTATTTCGTTACTGGCAAGGGCGTTTACAATACCAAAACACAGAAAGAATGGCACGGTGGTAAGCGTTTTAACAAAGTTAGTGATGAAATGCTTAAGCGTTGGGATATTATAACAGATTATACAGACGGAAGCCACACCGGATGGGTTAATACGGTTAAATATCATTTGATGTTAGTTGATTTATACACAACTATATACATCAAATCTAATGATAGTGACATAGATGATATATACCATGCTTTACTAAACCCACCGGTATATCCATCATTGGGTGAATATGGTGATTTATGTAAAATTGAAGCGGTAGACATTATAGAGCTTAAGGAACTTAGTGAGCCTGTATCAGCTCCACTTGCTATGCAATCTTATATTCCTGTTAATAAAGGCAATTTTGCAGGAACTATATATAGAATTAATAACAAATATGAAATCGTCAAAGGGCTTAGGCGATTCCAGAAAGTTTCTTGTTACTTAGTGGATAAAGGGCAGGAAGTTATGAGCAATCTTTTTGATGATGATGAGCCAATTATTTTTATAGATTAATTTAAACCCCACGGAATATAATGCAACTTTTTTGCTACCCCCGTGGGGTTCTCTTTTATATTCGTAATTTCGATTTTGACAATTCCCAAAATTTGCTTCAGATTTCGTTTGAATCCTACTTGAAAAATTGAAAAAATTTTCCTACAAAAATATAATGTGAATTTTTCAATACCCCCGTCATATACAATTTTGGAATCCAAAAATCGGTTACACAGAATTTCAATTTTTGCTCCCGATTTTGTTCAGATTTGCCCTGAAAAATTGATGAAAAACTTTAACAGATTAAAGTGCATTATATAAACTTGACCGGCTGCGATTCGTGCTTGTTTTGACTTTGTGACTTTGTGATTTGACCTGTACGGTGGTTTTATTGTGTCGGTGTAGACTTATAAGCCTACAGAACAAAACAGCCTTAAAACGCCTTTGGCAGCGTTGCATAAAATGGGTATAATATGCCCTTGTAGGTTGTGGAAGCTGTCGCCAGTTCTGGAGAATCCACCAGAACGCACGCCGCCCCAATTGGGTACACTTGTACACCTAAAAAGCCTTATATATAAGCATAGCATTATTGTATTAATTTTTCAAGGTACGCAAAGAAAAGCATATAAAAATATATGCTTAATGCTTGCGGCTGGAATCGGACCAGTCAAACCATAGCAAGCCAAAAAGGGCGCAGATTGTACGCCCTTAATTAAAAATATTAATTATTAAATTTGTAAAATAAACAGCTTTTACCAGTCTTGCCTAAATACAACTTTTGAGTGCTAATCTTTTAACCTCTTCATATTTGACATTAACAAGATATTTTGCGCGGTCAAAATTGACCTTTCCGCCTGTGCAATTAACAATGTAATTTGCGCATTCTATGTATTTATTAAACTCTTTTTCATATGCTTTATCAAAAGCCTTTTCTAACTCTGCATTTTCGGGATTGCTTTCCCATTCTTTCTCTATTACGTCACAAGTCCTTACAAGCTCGCAATATTCGTCAATTAATTCATATAATTTTTTCATAACCTTGTACCATTTCGCCGACTGTGTTATAATCGACTTACCTTTCTTTTTGATTGGTGGCGGTTCGTTCTTGGTAGGGGCGTGCCGCCTTTTTGTATGTCCTCTTGACAGTTATTATAATAAACCTAAAACGGTTTAAAGTCAATAGATAAAATAAACTTTTTTTAGATTATTTTTGATTGACTTTTGAGAATGTATTTTATATAATGTAATAAAAAATAAAAGGAGGGTGCAAAGCTATGCTTGTATATAAAATAGATGTGCTTGATACGCTTAAAGAAAGTGGCTATAATTCCACACGCATATTAAAAGAGAACTTAATCAGCCAATCAGCAGTGCAGAAGATACGCAAAAATGAAATGGTGGGAATTAAGACAATAGAAAAGCTATGTGAGTTGTTGGATATGCAACCGGGAAACATCATTAAATATGTAGAGAAAAAATAAACCAAAAAAGATTTTAAAAAGTGTTGACAATAAACGATAAATGGTTTATTATAATGGCAGAAACAAAGAAAGGGCAGCCGAAAGGCTGAAAGGTGGAAAGGATGAAAACAATCGAATTATTAAACAAGGCTGTTGAGCTTGGATTTAGCAGAGAAAAGGCACTTGCAGACATAGACACAAGCCTTGACGAAATAATCGGAGCAGAGAACAGAAAGCCAATTACAGAAGAGGAAGTCAGCGAAGAGCTGGCGAATGATATTTTATTCGGCTTTAAATGTGAAAAAGAAAGCAATTAAGAAAGGTTAAAAGGTGAATAATATGGAAATGACAAAAGAAATGCGCGAAGGCAAAGAGATTTACGCGCAGCGAAAGAACTATGAAAATGCGGAATTAGCTGTGCTTAATGGTGCTACAGAAGAACAGGCACAAGCAATAGCGCGATTGTGCGGAGATAGGCACTATATCCACAGGAACAGAAGCAGTGTTTTTCGCGCTGAGTCCGGTGATGCCGAGACGATTGGGGAGTTGCTAAGTAATTGCTCAACAGGAGAGAGCATTAACGACTATTTGAGTAAGGCAGGATTGCCGAGAATAGAATACACTTACAGTTTTGATGATGATACATCAAACGATTATCTTTACGAGCTAGAGGGAATGACATACGAGGAAGCCGAGGAGAAAACCGAAGAAGTTATGGAACAATTTGACAAGGATATAATAAAATATATTCAAGATTTTGACGATAAATATAATACACATTTTACCCCTACTTTAGCGGGAAGAATGAAGGGATACGAATTTTAAGAAGGGTTAAAAAGGTGAGAATATGAGATATTTAACAGTTAAAAGAAACAAGAAACGCTGGCAAAGAATTTACCGGATATACATTTAAAATAGCTACAAAGGCGGAGAAGTCCGGCGGATGCGATTACTATTTCGGTGAAGTTCTTGATACTGGGGATAAAGTTGTTATATCCACAGAAAACGAGTATAAGAGCTTAGATTGGGCATATAACAAAGCTCTGGAGATAATCAAGAAAGAGTTCTAAAATTGGATAGGATAAAATTAAAAGAGGGAGCTTGCCACTCCCTCTTTTTTCTACGTCATACGTTACTATTTAAGAAATACAAAAACGTATATTTCAATACATTTTTTGTTACTGTTTATGTTTTATATAATAAACAGCTTTTTATATTATGTCAAGCCCAAAAATAAAATTGACTTTATAATATATTTATGCTATATTATTTTAATAATTAAATATATAAGATTTACACCCGATAATTATATAATAGTTATTGGGTTATTTTTATGTTATTAGTATATAATTAATTAGCTGGATAAGCTCCAGCAGAAAGGGGAATATATGGAGAAACTACAGGAAACACCAGACACACCCGAAGTATTCCAGAACGACATAGAACTTTATTTATCGCAGTTTTGCCAAGAACACAACATCGAAGATATGACCAAAGAACCACAGAGTAGATGGAACGCAGCTCTAATGTATATTAATAAATATGTTTTTAGTGATAAAAGTATATTAAAGTTAAATAAGAATATTAATAAAAATAATACAAATTGTATTATGGATAATAATTTTAATATGTATGATTATGATAAAGTAGAGTATATATTATATATATATTATTATTTATGTGCTGTATATGATAAAGAATGTAGTATTATAGGTTTTAGTTTATTAACTGGAATTAATAGAGATACTATATACGACTGGGGAACGAAAGAGAAAAAGCTAAGTACAAAAAGTTGTGACATCGCGCAAAAACTGTGGGTTTTTCGTGAAGAAAGTTTATCAAATAAGCTTGCAACCGGCAATAAAAACCCGGTTGGAATTCTGGCAATACTCAATCGCCATTTTGCTTGGAACTTGCCCGGCGTTAGCAGAGAAAACACTAATAAAACAGCTCTAACAGCCGCAGAAATACGCCAGCAATTAAACCAAAATAATACACAATTAACGGATAAACAGCAGATAAACGCTGTAAACAATTCAGACACAATTTAAACAACTTGCAAACCGCTTAAATACTGGGTTTGTGAGTAATAAGTATTTATATAACGCTGATAAATTAAGGTTTATCGGCGTTATGGTATGGATATGGTGTTAATTGTGTTAATTGTTTGAGAATATGGCATAAAATAGACACAATTACACGGATAAGGGCGGAGGGGGTTTATTTACCTCCGGAACACGCCCCAACTAAGTCGCTCAATTATCCAAAATAACAAAAAGCCCTTATATATTAATATATATTTATATTATTATCACCACATAATACACATATTATATAATTATATATAAATAGCACCTAACTATTAATCATATAATTAATACTAATAAATCACTTATATATTTAATTAAAAATAATTCAATTAACATCTATACATTTAAGCTAATTAGGTGTACAATAGACACATATTAATTAATCACAAGATATTCAATAAACACATCAGAGAATCAGCTGTTCGGCTGAATAAATCCCAAAAAAATTTTAAAAAATAAAAAAGAGTTAGGAGTTATAAATGCAGGGCAATGAATACCAAAAATTGGCTATGCGCACTAACGATAAAATGGCTCATCATAGATTAAGTACCGAATTAACTGGTAAGCTTCCACTTAGTCCTCTAACAGAAAGCAATGCTAAGTGTAGCAACATAAATGACATAGCAGGACTTCTTAATGGTGTCTTAGGTTTAACCGGCGAAGCTGGCGAGGTATCAGACCTTGTTAAAAAAGGCATATTCCACGAAAAAGGAATAGACTTAGAACATCTTAAGAAAGAGTGCGGCGATGTAATGTGGTATGTTGCTATGATTTGCGAAGCTTGCGGATTCAGTCTTGACGATGTAATGCAGACAAACATAGATAAGCTTATAGCACGTTATCCGGATGGTTTTGATTCTTACAGAGCTAATCACAGACAGGCAGGTGATAAATAATGGGTAATCAGGATAAGCACTGTTACCAGTGCAAACATAGACATAAGTTATATTGTGAAAAGCCTTGTAATGCCTGTAATGGCAATCCAAATGTTGTAAAAGGCAAGGATAACTTTACAGAGCTTGAAACAGCAAATAAAAATGCGGTACTCTTTGAAACAAAAGAATAGCATATTGCCCCTTAGCCAAGTGGTCAAGGCACAGGATTTTGATTCCTGTATCGTGGGTTCAAATCCCACAGGGGTAGTTCAAGTGTTTAATTACACTTGTGCCTTTACAGGACTTATTGGTTTACTAGCATTAAGTCCTCCTTTCACCTCATAGCGAGAGCTGTTAAGGACTGTCAGATAGTCCGTGAGGTTTTGCGTATTATAAATACGCAAATAAAATTAAGTTATACCTATAGCGCAGCAGTTATCTGTATGGATAGACAGCGAGCGAAGCTACTTTCTTTGAGCCCAACTGCACGGGTAGAATGACATCCAAGCTTTGCCACGACCTGTTATAGGTGTCATAGCCTATACTGCTATTAAGACTAGCATTGTTTTTCAGTATCAACTATCCACCTTAATCGAAACATTTTCACAATGCTAGTCTTTTAAAACGATATGGAGAAGCGGCAACGATTGGCGGTGTTGCGGCAGACTGTAAATCTGTTCCCTTGCGGTAAACATTGTAGGTTCAATTCCTATCTTCTCCACTTTGCCGATATGGGATAAAAGTATTCCAGTAGCTTGCTAAGCTATCCAACAGAAATGTTGTTCGTGTTCAATTCACGATATCGGCGTTTTGAAAGCACTTCTTGGGTCTGCGTGCGTAATGTTGTTTGCAGACTTATCCTAGGTTAAGAGGTGTGAGTAAGTTGATGTGTGGCGGAATGGGTAAACGCTAATAGCAGATAGAATGAGCTAGTGGTTCGAATCCACCATAGCATAACCACAGGGGAATACCTGATTGCTAGGGGCTTGAAAGGACAGGAGTGCTTGTTTATGTGTGGTTCAAATCCACACCACATCAATTCGAGTGGGAACGCATATCAATGTTCGTAGTGGGGATATGCAATGCTGTGAGTTGAGAAACCTGTTTTAGCAGCTAATTAAACTATATAACGGATAGTAGTTCAGTTGGGAGTAACGCTTGATTTATTCAAGTAGTCACAGGTTCAAGTCCTGTCTATCCGATTACAACAAACTAGCTTGACGAAGCGAAAAGCACAAGCCTTAGTGCCTGTTTGTTGTTTTGTTAATAAGGCAGTTATCAGAAAGGCAGGTAATAAATATGCTATCAGAAAATGAAATCCAAACAAAAGTTAATTTTCTATCATCAGCAAGGTGTAACCACACATTTCACAAATACATTGACATAACAGGTGATTTGATAGAGGGTACGCTGTTATCAAGAATTTTATATTGGTTTGCACCAACTAAAGATAACAAAAGCAAAGTCAAGATATACAAAGACGGCGAATATTGGATTGCGAAACAAAGAAAAGACTGGTGGGAAGAGATAAGGATTACTGAAAGGCAGTATGATAAAGCAATTAAATCGTTGGTGAAAAAGAAATTTGTAATTACAGCAAAATACAAATTCAATTCAATGCCGACTATACATATACGACCTAATTATGATGTTATCAACGCAGAAGTTAAAAAATGGGAAAATAGTATCAGGCAAGAGGTTATAGCAGAAGATGCAGGACAGGAGTTACATAAACAAGCAGACGGGAATGACACAAAATGTAATTCCCAAGGGAATAACACAAAGTGTAATTCGGGAGTGTCACAAGATGTAACTCTTTTAACAGGGATTACTAACAATGATTACCCTAACACTAATTACGGAACATTAAATACAGAGTGTAATTCTCTTAACAGAGAACAATGCAATTCTTTTTTACCCAAAGATAAAAAAGCGAAAGAGTTTAAGCCGATAAGCGAATACTCTCAAAGTGATTGGGAAGTTGCCGAAGAAAGAATGATAAGTAGAGCTGGCAATATAGCTTATGATTGGACTAACGATAAAACGCTCAAAGAAAATACAGAAGCATTCTTTAAATACTTTTTAGATAAACACGGAGAATGTACCGGAGAATATCACTACCCATTAACAGATAAGGTTTTATCAAGAGTAGTAGATAATTTAACAAAAGAAACCGACATAGAGCGTGACGGATATACAGATACCTATTATGCGGCTATAAGTGATATGGACGATAATACAGACTACAAGATGTTGGTTGATGAATATTTCAACACAAAGTTTTCAACACAATGTGATTACAGCTTAGTTCACTTTTCTTCTGAAAAGGTTTTAATTAACATTATGAATCACGCTTGTAAGAGTAGTTGGTGTGAAAGTAAGGAATTGTAGGAGGCATTCATTATGAGTTCATATAAAGATTTACAGACCAAGATTTTTGAAAGAGATAATTATACTTGCAGATATTGCGGAAAGAGTAGCAGAGAATACAGGGCGTTGGTAATGGCACATATAAGAACAGCTTCAATGTGCGGTGATGATAGAGAGAGTAATTTAATTACATTATGCAGACATTGCTACAATCATATTTCTAACAATGAGATTAGAGCGAAGTTTGAAACAAAAGAAAACGCTGATTATTTTTGGGGATTATACCACGAAAAAGTTAAAGGGTATTGTTATTATACAAATTACATCAAAAAGGTATTTACTGAAAATGGTGTACTTATGACAAGACCGCAGATTGATAAATATGTCAGTATATTTGTTAAAAATGATGATGATTTCAACGCTTTCAAAGCAGAACTTCAAAATACAGGTTATAAGAATATGCCATCTAAAATGCGTAGTGATGTAAGAAAATATAATCATCAAGTTGAAAATCAAAGTAAGGAGTGATTATTATGGCTATGGGCGTACACCCACTAAACAAAGATAAATTCTATGAAGCAATTAACTTATACATATCGGGGCAAGCTTCACAAGTAAAGGCGGCGAAAGTAGCAGGTTGTAGCGTACCGACATTTAAGAAATACGCTAACAAGATTTATGGTGGTGAGGAATTACCAGATAATTTATGGGGGAAGAAGTGATATGTGTGAATTTTGCAATGGTAAAAAGAAGAAGATTGAAAATGGCTATACATATGGCAGAGCATATATAGAATCAACTAATTATGGCTATTGTTATAAACTTTGCTATGACAACAGCGGTGAAGAATACGGAGAGGGGGAGTTTGAAATCAATTATTGCCCTATCTGCGGTAGAAAGCTGGTTTAGTAATGGCAGAACCTTTAAGTAAATTAGCAGAAAAATGTAAAAGTTGCCCAAAATCTGAAAAATGTGACCATAAAAGAATGGAGCTATGCGCTTTAGCGGATTTGCCACCACAAAATCTTGCAAGTGCTACACAAGGCATTTTGATAGAAAATATGTCACCTATATTGAGGGAGGAAATAAAAAGCCCTTTAAGTCCATTTCGGTACAAAGACGAATTAGAAAAAGCATTAAATGATTTGCATTTTGGGAATATGTTTATGAATGGTGCTTAGAAAGTTGGTGGAAGATGATTAAAGAAGCATTGTTGGATATTTCAAAAGGATATGTCAAAGTTTTCTTTGATGGTAACCCAATTGATAGTATATATAGTGTAGATGGCATTACAGATGATGAGTCTGGAATGAAAAAGATACAACTTACTTTTTTAGCGAAAGAAGTGCTTTTTAAAGAATAACCGGAGAGTTTGCCAATTTTGCAAAGGGGGATTACTATGAAACATCAAAAAGAATGGCACACTTGCGACAGGTGTGGAAAAGAGATAAAAGTAGGGCTGTTGTGTATGAACTCAATTACAAGGAGTGGCATATTAAATATGACTTACGATTTATGTAATGAATGTATGGAAGATTTTGAGAGGTTTATGAGGAATGAATAATTGCAAATTTACCACTTGCCGATACAACACAGACGGAAAATGCACGAATGAGGAAAAGAGAGAAGAATGTGTAAGAGTTTCAAAGGCTGTGCTGATGATTGATAATTTGGCTGACATAGAAACGCCAGATAATCAGTTAATTAAGAAGAAAAATCCATTTAATGTTTGCGACACAAATCCTAATTGTGAGTACGACCCTGAAACTTGTGGATTTGCTGTTGAATATTCCTCATTTGAAGATGTTAGCAAAGGAATACATAAATATATGTGCGGTCGTTATAAATGCAAATATCAGAAGTAGAAAGGTGTTTTGTGAAGATGATATATGTACATAATGAACAGACCATAAGAGCATTGCAATGGGAATTGAATAAATTTTTGTCGGAAAATAAAAATGATATATTAAAAATTGACAGAAGAGGATTGCCAATATCTATTGAACTGAAAAACGGAGATACAGTTTTATTTATGACATTTACTGTTTTTCATAAGTGGGAAATTGGAAGAAGAAATTATAAAATAATTTAATAACATTACCGGCTAACAAATAGAGTTAGTCGCTACCCTAGAACAATTATAGGCAGAGGTCTATAAGCGCCTTTGCTGAAAAGTGGAGGTGCTTTTCTTGAATTCTGAATTAATTCAACTGATAGATGATTGCGAAAAATACATATCCCAAAATGGAATAGATGAAAACATCATAGAAACCTACTACAACGTGTGCCAGCTTGCCAAGAATGAGAGTGAAATTGACACAATGTTAAAATGTACGACTAGGGCAAAAGAACTCATAGAAAAGGCTTGTATGCGTGATATAGGGCTATCTATGTGGGAGATAGAGAAGTTTGTCTTTAACAATAAAAGTTCCTTTGATTTGCTTGATAAATACTATGATGTGTTACTGCTTGAAGCCCAAAGCAAAATAGTAGATAGTGCATTTATGTATCTTGAAAAGAAAAGAGAACCTAAAGAGCGTTTCTATATGCCACGCCGCAAACAATTCTTAAGAATGGGGCTAATAGAAGCCTTGCAGGGTATGATTGATGATAAATACGATATATTGTGCGTATCATTAATACCTGGAGCGGGAAAGACAACTATCGAAAAGATGTTTAACGCTTTAGTAGCTGGCTGGTTTCCTAATGATTTTTGCCTTTTCTATTCCCATTCTGGCGATATTACACGAATGTACTATGATGGTGTATACGATATTGTCACCAACGCTGATGAATATGCGTGGAATGAAATCTTTCCTAATCTTACAGTTACAAGCACTAACGCAAAGTTAGAGCAGTTCAACATAGGCAAATATAAGCCATTTCCAAGCGTACAATGTACATCTGTTGGAAGTAAAAATGCTGGTAAAGTTCGTGCAAGTAAATTTTTGCTTGTGGATGATATGATAGGTGGCATTGAAGAAGCACTTAACCCTATGGTGCTTGATAAGCTGTGGAATAAATATGCGGTAGATGCTAGACAAAGAAAAATCCAAGATACGGACGGACACAATTGTAAAGAAATACACATTGCTACGCGTTGGAGTGTACATGATGTTATCGGAAGAATACAGAATATGTACGCAGGAAACAAAAGAGTTAAGACTATTGCCGTACCAGATGTAGACCCAGTAACCGGAGAAAGTAATTTTGATTATGAGTATAGCGGATTCACAAAAGAGTTTTTTGAAGACCAGCAATTGCTTATGGACGAAATATCTTACAGGTGCTTATACAAACAGGAACCTATCGAACGTGAGGGATTGCTATTTCCAGATGATAAAATCCGCAGATACCTTAATTTGCCACACGGAGAACCAGAAATTATTACAGCACAATGCGATACTAAGGGCAAAGGTACGGATTACTTTGTACTACCGGTATTGCAGAAATACGGAGAAGATTATTACTGCATTGATTGCGTATGTGATAACACAGCAGATTACGAAGAACAATACAGAAATGCCGCAGGAGTGCTTGTGAATAATAAAGTGCAAGAATGTGAATTTGAGCGTAATGCTGGCGGTGACAGAGTTGCAATGGAAGTTAATAAGAGAGTTGAGAGTGTAGGCTGGATATGTAACATCACTGACACCCCAACGGAAACAAATAAGGAAGCAAGGATATTCCAATGTTCTAACTGGATATTACAGCACATTATTTTTAAAGACTCCTCACTTTATAAACCTAATGAGCCATACGGGGTAATGATGTCATTATTAAAGCAGTATTCGGTATCAGGCAAGAAACAATTAGATGATGTTCCAGATGTTTTCTCAAACTTTGCACTAAGAATGACACAAGGTAATAGAGCAGCTAAAGTTGAAGCTGCTATAAATCCATTTAGGAGGTATTAATTCACTATGACAACTAAGGATTATCTGAATCAGATAAGCTATTACAACAAGATAATTGACAATAAATTGATAGAAATAACACAGTATAAAGAATTATCATACAGCATATCAGCGGTTGTTAATGAAGAAAGAGTTATGTCATCATCAGATCCGGACAAAACAGGCTGCGGATATGTCAGACTTGAACAAATGGAAGAAAGCCTTGACAAGCTTATAGATAAATACATTGATGTAAAGAACAAAATAATAGAGCAGATAGAACAGATAAACAACGAAGATTATTACACAGTATTGTTTCTAAGATATATCAGAAAGTTTACATTTGAAAAAATTGCAAATGAAACAGGCTGGTGCTGGAGACAAGTGCATAGAATACACGCTAAAGCATTACAGGCCTTTGAAGACAAATATGGAAGTGAATATTTGTAAAAGATGTCATAGAATGTCACATTGCCGGCGTGGTATAGTATACCTGTAAGAAATTACAGAACTGTTTTTCATCAAATATTACAATCCTTTATCGGAAAGCACCGTTACTTAATTGTAGCGGTGCTTTTTGTTATGCAACGAGGTAAAAATATGAATTTTTATATGAATAAAGATAAATCAATTATGTGTCCAAACTGCCATAAGTTTTTAACTAAGGCAGACAGCAAAGACCCAAGAACACATAAGCTAGCGTGCAAGCATTGCCACAAATGGATATGGTATGTGCCTAACGATGATGATAATTTTCAGATTAAAGAAATACCGGACAGCAGAAGTTCAAGCGGTATGACATTTTATTAGGAGCAAGATATGAACACAATGTATTTTCAAGACCTTGTTAGAGGTTGCTATGGACGTAAAATTGCATACACGAATGTAGATACAATAACTGCTAACAATGTTGTTAAGGTTATTGGAAGTACTATAGGTATATTTAATTGGAATAAGCCGGTTATCAAGTATCTGTGGCATTACTACAAGGGCGACCAACCAATATTGTACAGACATAAGCTGACTAATGAAGATATTACAAACAAGATTGTTGAAAATCACGCATATGAAATTGTTCAGTTTAAGGTAGGACAAACATATGGCGAGCCAATCCAGTTTATTAGCCGTAAAGATGATGAAGCTATCAATAAGGCAGTTGACATACTTAATGATTTTATGGCGGATGCCAATAAGCAGGAGAAAGACATTAAAGCTGGAGAGTGGCAGTCAGCAACAGGTACATCATTTAAAGCAGTCCAACCTAAAAATGGAGATGTGCCATTCAGAATTGTAGCACCTACACCAATGAATACTTATGTTGTTTACAATGAAAGCACAGAAGAACCTATGCTTGTTGTGCAGGAACTTAAAGACGAGGATGGAAATTGGTATAAGATGGCATTTTCTGACACGATGTCTTTTAGAATTGTTGACAGCAAAGTAGTTGAAGCAAAACTACATACATATGGTGAAATCCCTATTGTAGAGTTTCCTAATAACCACGAAAGAATATCTGATATTGAGCTTGTCATAGGTATGTTGGATGCTATTAATAACATGCAGTCTAATAGAATGGATAGCATACAGCAGTTTGTTGAGTATTGGGTTAAGTTTGTTAATTGCGAAGTTGACACAGAAACATTTGAAAAAATGAAAATGAACCACGCCCTTACGGTTAAATCTATCAATAAAGACAACAAGTCAGACGTTGAGATTATGACACAGGAGCTTAATCAGACACAATGTCAAGTTGCTAAGGAAGATTTATGGGATAACACATTATCAATATTGGCAATTCCTAACAAACAAGGTAATACCGGCGGAGATACACAGGGGGCAGTTGAATTAAGAAATGGTTGGGACTTTTCTAAAACAAGAGCAAAGCTGAAGGACCCTATTGTTAAATCGTGCGAAAAGCGATTAGCTGTGGCAGTTCTTAATATTCTAAGACTTGCCGGAAAAGATTTAAAGCTGTCAGTTAGAGACTTTGATGTGCAGATAAATCACAGTCCACAGGATAATATGTACACTAAAGCACAGACACTTACAGTGTTGCTTCAAAGTGGCATACATCCACTTATAGCAATTAAGACAGTTGGTTTATGGGGAGATGCAGAAAAGACATTCCTGTTGTCAAAACCATATCTTGATAATATATACAAGACTATTGATGATGTGGAAGAACAAGAAAAGAAAGCACAAGAGATAGTTAATCAACTCAATAATAATCAGCAAAATAAGGCAGTTATCGAATAATCGGTAGCTGCTTTTATTTTATACATTTGCAGCTATGCGGTAAATAGCAGAAGACACAGCAGGAGCGACCTGCGGTAACAAAAGCGTGTGTTTAACGGAGGTAATTATGACAAGAGAAGATGTATTAAAACTTTTTCCAGAAGCAACAGATGAACAGATTACAAATCTTCTTAATCAGAACAATTCAGAAGTTGCAAAGGAAAAAAACAAGGTGAGCCAGTACAAGGCCAAGGCTGATACAGCAGACAGTTTACAGAAACAGCTTGATGAGATACAGGCTGGCAATCTGACGGAACTTGAAAAGGCAAATAAAGCCTTAGATACAGCTAATCAGCAGATAGCCGATTTACAGAAATCTAACGCTATCAGAGACCAGAGGGAAGCAGCTATGACTAATTTTAAGATTACTGCTGAACAGGCAAAGACAGTTGTTAAAGATGATGGAAGCCTTGATTACACCGAACTTGGCAAGATTATGTCCGAGAAAGAAACAGCTGCGGCACAGGCTAAGGAACAGGAGATTGCAAAACATCAGGATATTCCGGGCGGTGGCAGTAATAAAGGCGGTGCAGACAACAAGACAAATGCTGAAAAGATAGCAGAAAGCCTTATATCTAATGCACCTAAGAACAATGACGTTTTATCACATTACATTCAGTAATAACAGGAGGTAAGAAATGGCAAAGGAAATGAATATGCAGTATGAAAAGACTTCATACGCAGGAGATGTTCAGATTTTAAAGAGAGAGCCTAACGAAGCAATCCCATTAACACTTGATTTTGATGGCGTAACAACTACAAACGCACAGGGCAAGAAGATTGTTAAAGCAGGTACTCCAATCGGAGCAAATGGCAAGGCTGACAATACAGCTACAGTAGTGGGTATCTTAAGGTTTGATGTAACAGAGGACAGACCACAGGGCGTACTACTTAAGAAAGCATATCTTAACACAAAGGTAGCAGAAGCACATTCCGGTGTTACATATGACGCAACAGTTAAGACAGCTCTTCCAATGATTGTATTTGAATAATAACAGGAGGTAAACAGATGTTAATCAATGAAGTATTAGACAGTAAGTCTATTGCATTATCAGCAACAGAAAACGCTAGTAATCAGATACCTTATCTTGGTTTACAGTGGTTTCCTGAAAGAAAGAAACAGGGGCTTGATTTAAGCTGGATTAAGACGCATAAAGGACTTCCGGTTTCGCTTGCACCATCTAACTTTGGCACAATCCCAACACTTAGAGCTAGAGAGGGATTAAGCAAGGAAAAAACACAGATGGCATTTTTCCGTGAGGGAATGACAGTTGGTGAAGAGGAAATGCTTGAAATTGAGCGTATTCAGTCAGCAGACGACCCTTACCTTGCAAGTGCTTTATCAAGCGTATATGACGATACTAATAATCTTGTAAGTGGTGCAGAAGTTGTACCTGAGCGTATGAGAATGTCACTTCTTTCTACAAATGCAGGCCATCCGGTAATTGCTATTGTAAGTGATGGCGTTCAGTATGCTTACGATTATGACAAGGATGGTTCATACGCAAAAGACCATTACGCAAAGTTATCCGGCACAAGTATGTGGAGCGATACAGCTAATTCAAAGCCACTTACAGACCTTAATAATGCAAGAAAGAAGTTACAGAAACAGGGCAAGATTGCTAGATATGTGCTGATGAACAGCAATACATTTCAGTATTTGCTTGATAATGCACAGATAAGAAACTCAATCCTTGCACAGAACCTTACAGCAACCATTGAGGTTGATGATGATACTGTTGTTTCAGTAGTGCAGAAGAGAACAAAGCTCACTATCGTACTTTACGATAAGATGTACATTGATGATGATGGCAAGGAGCAGTACTTCTACCCAGATAACAAGGTTACACTTCTTCCAGATGGTAGTCTTGGTAATACTTGGTTCGGAACTACACCGGAAGAAAGAACTGCAAGACAGGTAGCTGATGTAGATGTAACAGTATACGGCACGGGTATCACAGTTGCTACAAAGACAGAGTACGGACCACCTATGAAGATGTCAACATTTGCTTCCGAGGTCGTTCTTCCGTCATATGAGAATATGGATAGCACATTCGTATATGAGGTTCATAGCGAAGAGTAGGGGGTGCAACTATGAAATATCCATATATAGTGATTCATAACGGCAAATGGTATAACGCAGGCGAAGAAGTTCCAGAAAATAACAATTCTGGGGCTTCTTTTGATTATAGCAAGACAACCATTAATCGTATGTCTACATCTGATTTACAGGCTTTTGCCACAGAACAAGGTATAGACAACGCAGAAGAACTTACAGGATCAGAGTTAAAGAAACTGTTAATTGAGAAATTAGGATTATAGGAGCTGAAATTATGGAATACACTACATTAGAGCAAGTTAAAATCAGACTTAAACAATTTCATATTGATACAGTCACAAACGATGATGATACAACATCTGATGTGGTAGTGTTCGATAGCAAAGAGGATAATCCAATAATCGAACAGCTTATTAAGCAAGCTGAAGAAGATGTAAAGGCAAAAAGGTGTTATCCTGACAGCTACACAGATGAAATGATAACCGAGGACTTAAAGAAGTTTGAGAGTGTTATCGTTAATCTGGCTGTCTATGACCATTCACAGGCTGGTGAAGCATTTATGGCAAGCTACAATGAAAATGGCATTAACAGAACTTGGAGAGATAGAGACAGCTTATTTGTTGGGGTATTTCCATTTGCTAAAGTATTATAACGCCTATAGGGCATTACAGAATATTAAAGAAGATTGCGCGTTACCATTTTGCTGATGTCGGCAATATGGTAGCAGGCGGCACACATTAAGGGTGGTGGGCAGCGTGCCATTATTAATTATGAAAGGCGGTATATCAATGCCAATAGCAGTAATTATAAGCATTATTTCAGTTGCTTTTTCCGTCTTTTTCGGACTGTTTACCTTAGGACTTAATCTTAAGAACAACAAAAAGTCTGACAATGCAGAACTTACGGAGCGTGTAAAGGAAAATACACGCATAAATATGAAACTCGACACAATATCAAGCAACACAACAGAGATAAAGAATGAAGTTACAGAAATGAGAAAAGAACTTAATTCTCACGATAACAGGATTATTAAGGTTGAGGAAAGTGTAAAGTCGGCGCACCACCGAATAGACGGATTGGAAGCGCGGCTTAATGAAGATAAGGAGGTATAGCAGAATGGATATAACATCAGTATCAACAGTAGTTGCAATCGTTGTAATTACATATCTGATAGGCTTAGGAGCTAAGGCAATTCCACACATTAAGGATAATTACATCCCTATAATCGTAGGCGTTGCAGGCGGTATCTTAGGCGTTATAGGTATGTATGTAATACCGGACTTTCCGGCAAATGACATTCTTAATGCAATCGCAGTAGGAATTGTGTCCGGATTATCAAGCACAGGCGTTAATCAGATTTATAAGCAGGTAAAGAACAATGCTTGACATTAATAAGCAGGCTATGAAGTATTCACTTCAAGGGCAGACAGTAACTATCTATGAAAGAGATGATGACGGCAATATCCTTTATGAGGGATATACCGACACAGAGGGCAACTTCATTCCTTATCTTGATGATGAGGGAAATAAGATACCAAAAGTTCTTGAAGAGAAAACGGGCTTTTCAGAGCCTGCGGATTTCAAAGCAAATATAGCTTTCAGCGGTGGAGAAGCACAGAGTAAAGAATACGGCTTTGATACGGCTGATTTTGACGCTATTTTACTGACAGATAGGAATACACTACCTATTCAAAAGGGCGACCTTATCTGGCTTAATAGCAAGCCTACATACACATCTGACAGACTTGTTGATGAAACATCAGCAGATTTCACGATTGTAGGCATTAAGCCGGCACTATATTCAACTAAGTATATGCTTAAAGCGGTTATAAAGTAGGTGCATTATGGCAAGACATACAATTAATATATACTTGTCTGAAAAGTCCGTAAATGAAGCTATCAGACAGCTACAACAGTATAAGAACTGGCTTATCAAAAAGACTTTACAGCTTGTCAAAGAGCTTGCAGAAGTTGGAATACCTGTTATAGATGAAAATATGGCAAAAGCAAGTTATACATATGATGAGAAAGGTGTTCGTAGCGGTTCAGATACAAGCCATCACAGTTATGTTGAGATAAAATCTGTTGGAGAATATGCCGAAGCAAAATTAATTGTAGAGGGCAAAGAACTTATGTTTATAGAGTTCGGAGCTGGTGTATTCTACAATGGAGCGGCTGGAAGTAGTCCACACGACAAAGGTGTTGTTAATGGTATGGTTATAGGCTCATACGGCGAACATCACGGCATACAAAAAGTGTGGGGTTACTATGACGATGACGGAACCTTAGTTCTTACACACGGCGTAGAAGCACAAATGCCTGTTTATAAGGCTGATATGGAAATCATACAGAAATATGTTGAGGTAGCAAGGAGAGTATTTAGTTAATTTTAACCCATTCTGCTCTATAACCTATTATATCAAGAATTTCTATAACTTCATTATAAGTAAAACTTTCTTTGCGAAAGCGATTACTAAAATTTTGAAAAGAAAGATGTGTTCCGTGCCTACGATTTAATTCAGCATTTACTTGTGACATAGTAAAACCTTGAGATACAATAAGACCTTTTAATTCGTCTTTTAACATAAAATCAACTCCTTTATATTATTTTTAATATATTATCATAATAAAATTAAATTGTAAAGTTTAATAAAACACTTGATAATTATAATATATGGGTTTATAATTAAATTATAAAATTTAATTAAAGGTGATATTATGGGAAAAGCGATTGATTTAACAGGGAGAAGGTATGGCAGATTAATAGCTGTTGAAAAAGTGAAAAATCCAAATGATAAGCACCACGCATACTGGAAATGCAAATGTGATTGTGGGAATTTTATTATTACAAGAAAAGACTCTCTCGAAAATGGACACACAAAATCTTGCGGTTGTATAGGTGAAGAGAAAGACTATCATAGTCACGGATACTCGCACGAAAAGTTGTACAACATTTATCACGGTATGAAATATAGATGCTATAACCCAAATTGCGATTCATATTCATTATATGGTGGCAGAGGTATAAAAGTATGTGACGAATGGTTGGAAAATGTAGTAAATTTTATTAATTGGGCTTATGAAAACGGGTACGATGATAAAAAGACTAAAGCCGAGCAATCCCTTGACCGAATAGATGTTAATGGCAATTATGAGCCGTCTAATTGCAGATGGGCTGATAAAGATGTTCAAAATTATAACAAAAGATGTACAAGAAAGATAGTTATAAACGGAGAAGAAAAAACATTACTTGATTTACATAAAGAATATGAAATATCAATGACTACATTGAGAAGTAGATATCAAAGATATTTAAAAGGTTTATGTACTGTTGACGAATTAATTCAGAATACAAAAATAATAAATAAGCCCCAACAGATAATTATTAGGGTTGGTGAAGAAGAACACAATTTGACAGAATGGGAAAAAATAACAGGCACATCAAGAAAAACCATAATTTATAGATATAGAAAAGGGGCAAGAACATATGAAGAATTATTTAAGAAAGGTCGCTGAAAAGCGACTTTTTCATTTTGCAAGGAGCGATAATCTTTGCATAGCAAGAGAGGTGTTTAGCTAATGGCAAATGCAAATGATTGGGCGATAGACCTTGAAAATACAGTCACAGCACTTGTCAAGGCTAAAACCCTAACACAGCTTAAAAAAACATATCCAAAGATAGTCATAACCAATGAGGGAGAAAACAGCGGCCAAGCAGTATTCCCAACAGTATACATTCATTTACTGCCAGCAGTAGAACAAGGACAAACGCTTGACGGACAGACAATTAACGCATTGTTAGCGACATTTCAAGTAGATGTTACTACTAACACAAGCAAGTCTGACTGTCGCAAGGTTATGGCAATAATTACAGATGCATTTAAGACAATGAGATTTCAAGGCAATGCAATGCCAGAGTTCTCAATCAGTAACAAAGTACATAAGAGTACCGCTAGATTCAGAAGAATGATAGCGGCAAATGACAGATTAATGTAACAAAGAGCAGAAATGCTCTTATTTTTTTGCAAATTTTAGGAGGTAAGAAGATATGGAAGATGCAGTAGCAGGATTAAGCGCACTGGGAATCACGTTTAGTTATGGTATTGAAACTACAGCAGGTACTAAACCAACAGCATTTAAACTTCTTCATAGAATCAATTCTATTGATGAGATTACAGTAACCCCAGAGGCTATAGATGCATCAGCACTTGAAGATTTACAGACAAGAAACATTGCAGGTAGAGATACAGTTACAGATACAGTTGCGGTAACAGTTAATAAGACGGAAGCTACAATCAAAGAGTGGAAAGACCTTATTACAGAATATAAGGCTTTAACTGATGGAAAGAGAATGTGGTTTCAAGAGATTACTCCGGGTATATCAGATGCGGAGTTCTTTGTTGCACAGCCGCCTTCAAAGTTACCAATTACGGGCAAGGAGCAAAATTCACTTCTTACAATGGCTATCAACCTTATTATTGAGGATATGGTAGGAACAGATACAGCAGTAACCCCAACATCGGGGGAATGATAAGCCAATCGACTAAATCAAAGGCTGTGTCGATTGGTGGCACAAACGCCAAAACAGCCGACTACACATCATATCTTGATGATGTAACAGAATAATTATTAAAAAAAGTAGGTGCGGTGTAAAATCCGCACCTTTCCCTATATGGACGATAGGGTGGGAAAGGGTAAAAATTATGATGAATATTGATGTAAACGGAAAAGAATACAAAGTTGAGTTTAGCTTCGGTGCAGCAGAATGCAAGGAAATTGTGCAGAAAATGTTTTCTGTCGTTAATGGTTCTTACTTACTTGCACAAACGGATAAAAGTGTTGCACAGGCTTCCTTTGATGGATTAGCAAATATGACAGCAGATGTGCCAGAGATTTGTATTTTAGCCATTTATGCAGGCTGTATTGACAATAACCCTGTAACTATGGATGAAGCAAAGGAACTCACTAGAGCATATATTACAGAGAAGAGAAAGACAGATAAAAGTTACGGATATAGAACATTGTTCGAGGAGATTAAGAAAGCGATGGAAGATGATGGTTTTTTCGAGCTGAGCGGAATAACAGCGATGTTAGAGGAAATGGCGAACAATGTGGAAGAAGCAGCACAGGAACAGAAGAAACCGACAGTAGTTCCACAAGACCACAAGAAAAAGCAGACTTCCACAAAATAATATGGGAAGAATACTTTGTCTTAGCCAGCTCACTAGGCGTTAGTTATTCAGACTTTCTAAAAATGACACCCAAAAAGCTATGGGCGGTTGTAGAGGGTAAAAAACTTGAAAGACAACGAATGGATTCAGATATATGGCTTGCGATAGGTAGTTACATACTCCCAGCAATCAAGATAGGTGTTAGAAGTGGTGCTTGGGGTAAAGGTGAGCTTGAATACCCAGACAAGCCTATTTATAGAGATATTAACAAAAAAGAGGACAGCAAAGATGAAATACAAAGAAAGAGAGAAGAGTTTGTTTTGAATATGAAAATACGAAAAGCAAACTGGGATTTAACGCACCCTAAAAATGATAAGCCGGAGGTATAAGCGTGGAATTAGATTCATTAGAAGTCAAAATTACCGGTACTGCCACTAAAGCTATCAATTCTGTTGATAAACTGATAAATCAGCTTACAAGGCTGTCAACATCACTTGCAACTGTGAATGGTTCATCACTAAGCGGTCTTGCAAATGGTGTTAGCCAGTTAGGTTCTGCTATGCAGAATATGAACGCAGGAACAGCAGATTTTACAAGGCTTGCTAAGAACATCGCAAAGATAGGTTCTGTTGATTCAGTTGCCATAACTAACACAGCTACATCACTTCAAGCTGTCACAAAGGCAGTTGCAAGCATATCAGCTATACCGCAGAACGCAACGCAGGTCACAGAATTTGCAAAGTCACTTGGTAAGCTAGGCAGTAAGAGTATTGAAAACGCCATTGTAAACATTCCAAAGCTAGGTAATGCTTTAAATGGCTTAATGACAACGCTATCAAGAGCACCAACAGTAAGTCAAAATGTCATTCAAATGACTAACGCATTGGCTAATCTTGCTAGTCAAGGTAGCAAGGTGGGTACTTCTTCAAACTCACTTCAAAAGTCACTGTATGGCGTTTCTACGAGCGTTAGGACAGCGACTAAGAGCAGTTGGAACTTGGCAAGTGCAATAGGCAAGTTTTATGCCACTTATTTTATGGTAATTCGTGGCAGTAAGAAGCTTATAGAAGCCATCAAGTCAACAACAGATTACATTGAAGCTTTCAACTATCAAGCGGTTGCGTTTGGCAAGATTGGTTCAGAGTGGGATAAAGATTACGAAAAGTACGGATATGATAACGCAACAGCATATGCAGAGAGCTTCCAAAGCAGAGTAAACGATACTCTCGGAAAGCTGTCTGGTTTAAAAGTTAATATTCAAGGTGGTTTGCTTGAAGAAAGTGGAGCAAAGAACTTAGGACTTAACATACAAGAAGTAACACAGTATGCTTCACAGTTAGCTTCTGTTACTAATTCGTTAGGACAGACAGGCGAAGCAACAACGGCTATAACAAAGTCAATGACAATGCTTGCGGGCGATATAAGCTCACTTTTCAATGTGGACTATTCAACAGTAGCACAGAACTTACAAAGCGGTTTAATCGGACAATCGAGGGCATTGTACAAGTATGGTATTGATATTACCAATGCTACATTAGCGACATATGCTTATAACTTAGGCATTTCTAAGTCTGTATCAGAAATGACACAGATGGAAAAACAGCAGTTAAGAGTGTTAGCAATATTAGACCAAAGTAAAGTATCTTGGGGTGATTTAGCCAATACGATTAACAGCCCAAGTAATATGTTACGCCAGTTCAGCAACAATATGAAAGAGGTAGGAATGGTAGCAGGACAGCTATTTATCCCAATTCTTTCAAAGGTTATGCCAATAGTAAACGGAGTAACTATTGTAATCAAAAGATTATTAGTTGGTCTTGCTTCTTTAATGGGCGTTAAGATTGACTTTGAAAGCTTCGGACAAAGTGGCTATAAAGACACATCAGATGGCTTAGAAGATATTTCAAACGGCTACCAAGATGTAGCTGATTCAGCTAAGAAAGCTACATTATCCCTTATGGGATTTGATGAAATTAATAAATTGCAGGACGATACAAGCTCAAGCAAGGGTTCAAGCGGTGGTGGCGGCGGTAGCACTATTGATTTGACAGACGATATTGCTAAGGCGGCGGCAGAATATGAAGCGGCGTGGAATAAGGCGTTTGCTAATATGGAGAATTCGGCAGTTGCCTGGGCTGACAGAATAGAGGAAGCTATAAAAAAAGGCGACTGGTACGGAATAGGTACTTACGCAGGCAAACAAATAAACAAAGGGATAAATGCTTTTCCTTGGAAAAAAACAGGAGAAGCAATTACAGAAGCTATTTGCAATGTTTTGGATTTTGCAGATGGATTTGTTAGTTCTGTTGATTGGGAACAATTAGGAAGAAATATAATAAAGTTTATTGAAGGTATAGATTTAGGAAAAATAACTGTAAAAATTTTGGACCTAGCAATTGACTTAGGAGTATCAGCAATAAAATTAATATGGGGTGCTTACCAGGAGATATACGACAAATGGGGAATTGCAGGAATTTTGGCTTCTTTGGTTATTCCGGGCGGAATTCTTACACTTAAATTTATTACGGAATTTTCAGCAAGCATAGATGATAGTAAATATGTAAAAAAAGCAAAAGATGGCATAGAAAATATAAAAATAGCTGCACAAGAAAAATGGAATGAAATTACAGATTGGTGGAATAATACAGCAATCGTAAATTGGTGGAATAATGATGTTACGCCTTGGTTTACTAAAGCGAAGTGGCAGTCGCTTGGAGATAATACAAAAGATAGCTTGCAAGATAGCTGGACTTCTTTTAATAACTGGTGGAGTAGTACAGGAATATACAACTGGTGGAACAATAGCGTAGCACCTTATTTTACAAAAGCAAAATGGCAATCTCTTGGAGATAATGCAAAGGGCAGCTTAACTGATAGTTGGACTTCGTTCAATAATTGGTGGAGTGGCACAGGTATATATAATTGGTGGAATAATGATGTTACGCCTTGGTTTGCTAAAGATAAATGGAACAACTTGGGTGATAATTTCAAGTCAAGTCTACAAGATAAATGGTCTGATTTTTCTTCTTGGTGGAGCACAACCGGAATTTACAATTGGTGGAATAATCACGTAGCACCTTACTTTACGGCAGATAGATGGCGTGATATGGCAGATGGAATAAGAGTAGGCATACAAGATAAGTGGAATAATGTAGTTAATTGGTGGGATAGCAAACCATCCCTTAGTGAAATTTCAGTAGCCGTTGAGAACTTTTTTTATAAAGTAAGAGATATGTGGTATAATTTCAAAGATTGGTGGGACAACTTAGGACTTAGCTTCCCACATATAAAAACGCCACATTTCGATATTGATGGCGAATTTAGTCTTGTGCCACCTCAAGTGCCCAAGATAAGTGTTGATTGGTATGCAAATGGCGGCTTTCCAAACAAAGGACAATTATTTGTCGCAAACGAAGTTGGACCCGAAATGGTTGGTACTATGGATGGAAGAACAGCGGTAGCTAACCAACAGGAAATTACACAAGGTATTGCTAACGCAGTTTATCCAGCAGTTTACAATGCAGTTGTAGCGGCTATGTCAGAAGCTAACAACAATGTAAACATAACATTACAAGGTGACGCTGATAAATTGTTTGCAATGGTACAGGATAAAGCTAATAACTACACTAATATGACAGGGCAAGCAGCATTCCCTTATTAATTGACAAATAAATAATAAAAGAATATATTTAAAGTACTAAAGATAAGGGGGAATGTATATGTTAAAAAAAGGCTTATATAAAATGCTGGAAGTATTAGGAATAAAGAAAAAACAGCAACCACAAATTCAACGCCCACTAAATCCTAACTTTAAAGGAGTGTACAGAGCGACAGAAAACGGCTTAGTTGAAGTATATTGTCCAAGATGTAGCAGTTGGGACTGCTCTCACACACAGATTACAACAGCTGTACCACAGAAAACTAAGACAAGATATACCGTTAATTTGAATCCGTTTAGACCGTTTACGCTGGTTAATAAGAAAGAAAAAATTAAGCAACAAGGCAGAACTTATTCACAGCATAGATTTATGTGTAAAAGATGTGGATTGATTTTTTGGTAATATATAATTTTAATTACATTAGATTTTTAATAAAAGGAATGTACCAAGATGAATGAAAAAGATAACAAAAAGAAGCCACAGGAGATAGTGGTTGCAGTATTGGCAGGAATAGTATTTGTTACAGCGTTATTTATTATTAATAATATAACTGAAAGCGATAATAAAACAATAGCAAATACACAGCCTGCAACTACAACACAAAAAGCTACTGAAAAGACCACGGCGGCTACAATACAAAAGACAACACAAGATACATATGATAAGCTGACAAAATATAAGGCAGGCACTTACAAAGTAGGTAAAGATATTCCAAACGGCGATTACTATTTGCAATCATTAACAAGCAAAGGTTCGGCTTATTTTGGCGTATATGCAGACAGCAATAAAACCAAAATAAAGTTTAATGAAAATTTCAAAGGCAATATGTTGATAAGTGTAGAAGATGGAGAATATCTTGAACTAAACAAGTGCAATGCGATACCTCTTTTAGAATTCAGACAGTATTACACAACCAAAACTACTCTTGATAATTGTATGTTAGAGGTTGGAATTGACATAGAACCAGGAGAATATAAACTGATAGCCACATCATCAAGAGGATATTATTGTATCTATGATGATTTAAGGCAAAGCCACATTGTAAGCAATGATAACTTTGACAATCAGACGTATTGCACAGTTCAAAAAGGACAGTTTTTAATACTTAATAATTGCAAAATAGATAAATAAAAATCAGAACAAGTTGGGTAGACCTGTTCTGATTAGCACATATGAGTACATATAAGTTGCTCACGTCAATAATAACAAATAAATAGCAAAATGACAAGGACATTTCGCTTAATTGTGAGGTGTCCTTTTTGTGTGCTTGGAAAGTGAGGTTTTACTATGAATTTTATACAATACATAAAGCAAGCGTGGAAAGCTGGCACTAGCGGCGGCACTCCATTAAGTCCAGATAGACTTAACCATATGGAAGATGGAATTAAGAGTAATAATGATATGATAAGTGAACTAAACAGCAATATAGCTAATAGTGACATTGAGGGAATATTTAATTACCTAGGTCTTGAATTAATCATATACCACAAATTGGGCATATGTTACCTGCATTCCAGCGGCAGATTAACTCAAGCATTTCCAAAAGAATGGACCACAATTGGTGAAATAAGCAATATAAATTACAAAGGTTATGGACACTTAGCCGCTAATACTAGTGGAAAAATAATAAAATTTGCATATATAAATGGAACTCTAAGTGCATATGCACCAAGTTCAACAAATGCGATTGAATATGTACAAGACAGTTGCGTACTTATCTGAATTAACTATTTACCAATTTTTAATTATTAAACTTTAGGGTAATCAGAAAAAAATAAATTATAAAGCTGTACACAATAAAATTTCCACATAGCCATTAAAGTATGTGTTACTACCTGCCCACCCACCAACTTGGCATATATGTCCATCTGATATACCAACCATTGTGTAAGTAATACCAGCATTTCTTCCTAAGTGTTGCCCACATATACCTATTGCTTTATAGCCGGTAGGTAGCGTGAATTCCTTTTCTATTAGGAACGGCTTGTTAGCTTCAATTACTGCATTATCGTAACTAACCTTGATTACTTTAAATAAATTATAAGAATTGCTGTTTAGTTCACTTATCATATCATTATTACTCTTAATTCCATCTTCCATATGGTTAAGTCT